GAAGATGAGCAGCTACTGTTCCCGCCCGTGCTCCCCGCATTCCCGTTTGTGTCATTTGTCGTTTGACCTGCACCGCCTAGGCCGCCGGCCCCAACAGCAATAGACAACAGTTCGCCACCCGCAACTGGCCTGGTGATAATTGTCGTGCCGCCAGGGCCACCTCCCGCGCCGCCGGATCGGTTCGTTCCCGCTGCTCCGCGTCTTCCGCTGCCGCCCCCTCCTCCACCGGCCACGGCAACCAGTTCCACGTATCTCGCCTGTCTCGGCAGGGAGAACGCCCAGGCACCAGATCCACCCGTTGCTCCCGCAGGGGCGGTAGTTCGGGTGAAATCGAAAACTTGAACTTCCGGTGTCCGAGTTACGACTTCCCAGTTCCCGGCTGCGTTGAACACGCAGCGCACTACCGATTTGAACGCAGTTCCATTGCAGACCTGCTCATCGAGCACGGTGCCCGATGAAATTAGGTTGCGTATCTCAATTCTGGGGTTGCGGGATGCTGGGAGATCAAGGATAAGGGTAAGAAACGCTCCTGTGTAAGCGTTTGTATTCGTCAGCGTGACTGTCGCCGTGTACGGGCCGGAGCCTGCGTTTACGGTCAGCGCGGCAACCGTGTCTGGCTGCACCGCGCCCAGAGAAATGTTGGTGTTTCCGGCTGCGGATATTGTGGGACTCGATGATCCCGGCAGCGACACAAGGCCGGGGACTGAGGAGGAGGCGTTTGCAATTCCCAGCGCTGCTCGCCCGGCAGCCGCATCAGTCAGCGCAAACCAGTTGCGGCCAAACACCGAGCCGGTCGCCGCCCACCACGCTGCCGCAGCCTGATGCACTCGCTGCGCGGTCCAAGCCCGGCGGGTCGTTGCGGTGCCAGCCTCGGCCTCAACCTGATCAACGGTCGCCGCCGACCACTCGCGGGAGTCGGAAAGGCGGGAGTCAGTCGATTGCACCGCCGAGGCGGCCAGAGCACCCTGAGCGGCCGTGGCGTAGGCCGCATCGCCCTCGGCGGCTGTCAGGTACTGAGGGTGGGGATCGACGGCCTGGAGGTGCCCCGTCACGGCAGACGATGCGGTGCCCTGTGGATCGGCGCCCACCTGGGAAGCCGTGGGGAATGGGTGCTGGTGGCCAGCGTCAGCAGCCAGGCCCGTGGAGCCTGCTGCGGCCTGGGCGGCCAGGGGCTGCGCTGATGCAGTGCTCAGCGGCACCTGAAGGGTGAACACCACCGAGCCCCAGCCGGCCTCGGTCTTGGGGCCATAGACGGCGCCAGTCGAGCGAAGGTACCAATCGCCCACCACGCCGAGGTTTGCTGCGGGCGCTGCGGTGCCACCCAGCCAGCGCGAGCCGATCGGGCCGACCGGTCCCGGTGTGGTGACCACCACGGCCTTGGGTAGGCCCAGGTTGGCGTAAACGTGAATGACCGCAGGGCAGCTCATACGGGCCTCCTGGCGGGGCGGAACACGGGCACGGCCTGCCCAAAGGCGATGTGATGATCGTCGGCCGGTTCGGTGCCGGGGGCGATGCCGAGCAGGTCGAAGAAATACTCCCGGCCCACCACCAGGACATTCACCGAGGCCTCGGGCAGGATCGCCACCAGGGAGCCGGTGGCCGGATTGGACTGGCTCATGTCCAGCTGGTAAATCTCTGAGCGGTTCTTATTACTGACGAACCCGTAAATGATCCAGTTAGTGAATACCCATGGCTCAGTTTTCAGGGTATCGGCAAACATCCGCAGTTCCAGCCGGGCGGCGATACCCTGCTCCAGGGTCCAGGCGTAGTCCTCAATCCAGGCCATGCGGTAGTGCCTCCTGCTGGCAGTTTTCCCGGCTCAGATCGGCAGCCACAAAAAGGGGGAGGCCGAAGCCTCCCCTGCTGTTCTCTGGTCGCTGGGCGATCAGCGCTGGACGTGGATGGTGTTGCCGGTGCCGGCGGGAGCGTTCAGGCCGCCGGTGCCGGTGCCGGCGACCAGGCGCACGGCCACAGCTCGCACGTCGCCGACGATGGCGGGGCTTGCGGCTGCCCGGATGGCGGCCTCGATCTCAGCGCCAGAGCGGCCAATCTCCACCTGGTTGAGGCCGTTGAAACTGATGGTGCCGATCTCCACGTAGGCGGAGGGGTTGGCATCGCCGACAGCGCCGCCGATGGGCACGTGCGCCACCTGGACCCTGTAGCCGCCGGCCGAGGCGGCCTGGCCACCAACCGCGATCACCCGGAAGGTTTCGCAGGAGTTGAGGGTAAAAGGCACGATGCGGGCGGCACCGGTGCGGGTTTCGGCGGCGGCGCCATCACCGGCGCGAACCGCGCCCAGAAGGACGGATTCACGATCGATGAGGTAGGAGCGCCGGGGCGCCAGTCCTGTTGCTTGGGGCATGGCTTAGAGGGGAATGAAGGACGTGTGGATCTGGATCAGGATCAGGCGGTGATCGCGGCGTTGTTGATGTTGTAGAGGCGAGCGGCCGAGCGCTTGTTCTCGATCACCATGGCGGCGTGCCAGGAGATACGGGTCAGGCGGTGAGGGGTCTGGAAGCCCTCGCCCACGTCGTACACCGTCAGGCCGTTATTCAGGCCCCCGTCAGCATCGAGGGACGGGCCCTGGATGCCGGAGGTCAGGCCTTCGCCCATCGCCACGCAATAGATGCTGGCGGTGTTGCTGCCGGCGCCGGGATCATCGAAGCCCTGGATGGGGGCGTTGCGAGCGTCCACATCAGTGCGCAGGATCTCCACGTCGCCGTAGAACATCGCCCGCCGGCCGATGCCGTTCATGTCGAAGTTCACGGTGCCAGCGATGCCGACAGCGCGAGCGGCAGCAGCGAACCGAACCGCAATGGTCTTTGGCATGACCAGACGCTTCTGATCGTTGGGGCCATCGACCGCATCGATCAGGTTGTCGAGGGCAGCGAAGGAAAGGCCTGCGCCGGTGGCGTGGTTGGCGATGGCCTGGGAGGAGCCGATGTTGATCTTCGTGCGAAGACCATCCATCTGGCGGCCATTGCTCTGCCCGCCCTGGCCCCTGACGAAATCGCGCTCGATGTTCATGCGCAGCGCACGGGAGCTGGCTTCGATCTGGCGGGCGTGGGCACTGATGCCGAGCAGCGCCACCTTGGAGCTGTCGGTCTTCACGTCCTTCCCGTAAATCTTCAGGATCTCGGTTTCGGTCTTGACGGATCCCTGGCTGTCGTCGTTCGCCTCATCAAAAAGGCGGGGGTCAGCGGAAGGGAGCTCATCGTCCATCGAGTAGACGTGAGCGGCGCCGGAGTTGGCGGTGACCCAGGGGATCACGGGAGCCAGTTCGCCGGTGTTCAGCACCTGCAGAACGGCCAGCTCCAGGGCGGGGGCTTGGGCGGTGGTGCGGGTCGCGAAATGCTCCCAAAGGGTTGTGGATGCCACGGGTGAAAAAGGGGATGAGGGATAGCAGTGGGGATCTCGACAAGGGCGGCCGTTGTGCGGCATCGCGCCGCCTGGTGCCCGTGTCGGCAGTGGTCATTGGTTGTGGCGCCCCCGGCATCGCGCCCGGTGCGGGTGACCCGCGGCATCGCGCTCTGGATCACCCGCAGTTTTCCCGGCTCGCCGTTACTGCCGGATCAGCCGGCGTAGTGCTCCTCGAGGAGGCTGCTGGCGCTCTGTCGCCGGGCGTCCTCCACCGAGCGACCCTGCACCCCCCGCACCCCGCGGGCACCGCTCAGACCACCAGAGCCCACGCCGCCCTTGGGCTTGAAGAAGCTGCCGATCACGGCGCTGGTGTCGGCCTGCTGGTTCAACCAGGTCACAGGATCCACGTCCTGTCCGTCTGCGGTCTTGATCCGATCGCCATCGGCATCGACCACAAACAGCTTCCCGGTGGCCTCATCGACCCGGAAGTGGCGCCGGCCCTGGAACTCGAAGTAGGCATCGAAGAACGTCAGCCCGCCCGAGTCGGCGCCATCGCGGCCTTCGGCGGCGGAAAACACCCCGCGGGCCAGGGTGCGGGTCTGCAGGTCGATTCGCTTGGCCCGCTCGGTGTCGGCCTCCTTCTTGGCGGCAGCCACCTGCTGCTGTGATTTGGCCTCCAGCCGCTGGCGCTCCGCTGCGGTGAGCTGTTCCCGCTCCGCCAGCCGGCGCTCAAGCTCGTTGGCCTTCTCCTGGGCGGCCCGGTACGCCTCGGGGTTGAGATCCTTGACGGCGGCCAGCTGCTGCTGCAGCTGCGCCATCTGCCGCTCCAGGGCCTTGCGTGCCTCGCGCTCCGACTTCAGTGCCTTCTGGCCGGCCTCACCGAGGGAGGGATCATCGGCATCCATCTCATCGCCACCGCCACCACCTTCGCCCTCACCCTCGGGGCTGGTGTCCACGGTCATAGCCCACGGCCGCAGCCATTCATCGGCCATTCCGGTGAGCCGATCAAACTGAGAGATGTTCATGCGTTGCCGGGGCATCGCGCCGCCGGTGCAAGTTGCCCAGCAGTTTTCCCGGCCCGATTAGCGCTATCCCTTCAGGGCTTGCGCGACCGCTGCAGCGATCACCCGCCGATCAGCTTCCTCATTGAGCAGCCGCTGGCGGTTGGCGATGGCCACCAGGCGGGAGGTCTCCAGCAGGCTCAGCGGCAGGGGCGGAGGGGTCATGGGGTGAGGTCAGCGGTGGAGAAGCCCAAATCCTGCAGGTAAGCGATCGGCGCCCGCGGCAGGGCCTGACTGTTGGGCATCGTGGTTGAGAAGCGGTACGGGAACGCCAGGGAGGTTCCAAACGGCGGATTGGCCAGGATGCCAGCCAAGTCCTGCGGAATGATCGGCTCCTCGTAGTCGTTGAACAAGGCGCCATCGGTGGCGTAACTGAAGATCGGATCGGTCGGCGGTGTAACGCTCACGATTGGCGGCACCTGCACGAGCCCATAGGTGCCTGCCGTGAAGCGCTGCGCCGCTTTGGTGAAGGCCAGCCTGTTGCCAGTGGTGCGCAGCACGGCCCTCGGCGGCTCATCCGGCCTGCCCGAAGTGCCGGAGCCTGGAATGACCGGCCCGGTGTAGTAGTCGCCCTGAGTGGTTTGCATTGTGGCAGCTGTCGCCTGCTGGATGAACTGCTGCGGCACGGTGATCTCCTTGACCCCAGATTGATGCACCAGCCAAGCGCGATAGCCCAGTTCGTAGGCATCTTGTCCAAGTAGGTAAACGGCGAATATGGCCCAATTCTGCTCTGTGCGAGTGTAAAGCAGAAAATTACGGTATGGGTTGGCGTCAATGATTGCAGCCGCAGCCGGGCCAATCCCGCCCACGATGGTCTCCACCCCAGTATTGATAATTGGTGTAGTGGTTTTGGCGTTTATCTCAACCATCACAAAGGATGATTCAGATACTGGATAAGTTGCCAGCTTGGCATCGCTGTCGGTGATTGCGCTGCCCACAGAAGCGGGATGGCGCAAGGCGCCGAGCAGGGCGCCAAGGTTCTGATAGGTATAGCCGTATTCGCTGTAACTGCTGCCGCTGAGGCTATAGATCCGAATAATCCTGTTTACGGTGAAGCTGTTTATGTCCTGGCCATACACCTGATAAAAGCCATGGGTGATCACCCCCCGCATCAGTCGCTGGCGCCGCGTCCAGAGCCGGCCGCGCTGTTCCGTCCGCACCTCGGGCACAGCCCCGGGCCACAGCGGCAGCCCCGTGGCCGCCCTCGCCTTCTCGGCCTGCAGCTGCGCTCGATCCCGCAGGCGCTCCCTCGCCTCACGCGCAAGCAGCCGCTGCCGGTTGGCCAGCTGCGCCGCCCGTGCCGATTCGAGCAGCTGCGGCGGCAGAACCAGCCCGACGCGGGTTGGCATCAGCTGGTGGCGATGATGTTGTCAGTGAACAGGCGCACGTTGTAGGCCCGGGGCTCACCCGGGGCCAGGGCCACCGAGGGGCTTTCGGCGAAAATCGCCGTGATGCCCGTATCCCAGGTGATGTTTTGGCCGGTGCCGCTGCCCAGCACCAGGTACAGGGCGTTGAAGCTCAGGCCAACCCCTGCGCTTGATGCCGTGAAGGTCGCCTGCTGCACGGGCGCCTGGAAGCGGCCTGCGGTGCCGTCGTAGCTCCCTGCCGGCAGGGTCCAGGTAAAGCGGCTGTAGCCGTTCCCGCTGATCTCGGCCGCATCCCATTGCGCGGTGGTGCTGGCCTGCGTGAGGCTGCCGGCGTTCTGCGCCAAACACAACCGCGCCGCCTTGCCTTGGGCCCAGGCCGCCCACATCGCCCCCTGCGCATAGGGGGTGACGATCATCGAAGCAGCCATACCGCAGCCAGTCTCTGCGGCAGTTTTCCCGGGGGGTCAGGCAGCTACAAACAGCATCGGCCCGATCGGCACTCGCTTGTTGTTTCCGCTGATGGCAAAGCGCCAATCATCGGTGTGCGCGTCTGGGTCATTGATGATATCGAAGCTCACCTGAGGATTTGACTGCGGGGCGTACTGGAATACAAGGGAGCTGGTTGTGGGGCTGTTGCTGGTGTTGTTGACCGCTGCGTTCCAGGTGCCGCTGCCCTCGGGGATGGCCGCAATCGCATCGGCCCCGGTGGTGGGCATCGTGGTGCCCATCCAGTAGGTGCCGGCCTGCAGGGTCTGCGGTGAGGCCAGCGCCACAACGCGATAGGGGCCCACCAGGGTGGCGGCAGTTCCTGATGGGATGGTCACCTGCTGCACGCCGTTGCCGTAGTTGAGCGAGACCGCCTGGCCGGTGGCCTCGACCCACAGAGAGAAGCCGTGCGCTTGGCTCAGTCCGTTCTGCCCGTGGTCGTAAATCCCCACGCCCACGATCGTGATCACCTGCGCCAGGGTGAAGCGGGTGAAGATCACCATGGGCTCGGCCACGGGGTTGGTGGCCCAGGAGTAGGGCAGCCCGCTCCCCGGCGCCGGATCCAGGTTGCTGCTGTCGAGGATGTTCGCCCCGGAGGGGATCGCGGTGAGCAGCGGGGTCATGTTCACCGACTGGCCCTCCACCTCGATCAGGATCCCCGCGCCGATGCCCACCGCCAGATCGATCGCCATGTCCACGCCTGCGCCGATGCCCACCAGCAGATCCACCGGATCGGCCGCCACCCATGGCTGCTGCTCGATCTCGATGCCGGCCCCGAGGCCCAGATCCAGATCCACCGCCTCCCGGTAGGGGCGCACCAGCACCGAAGGGTTGATGCTGCGGCCCCAGGTCGGCGCCTGACCGGTCGGCAGCGAGGCGAACAGGCTGGTCAGGTTCGGCGCCTGTGGGTTGAAGCCCTGAGGGATGCCGATGGCGTTTGCTGGGCGGGGGTTCGGGTCCGTGGTGATCGCGACAGGGGCGGGCAAGGCACTGCTGTCGGGCGGCAGGGGGAACCAGGGGGAGGCGCCAGCGGTGGCATCGATCGCCCCCCAGAACAGGGCATCGGTGGTGGCCACGCAGCCATCAGGGCCGATGGTGTAGGTGGTGCCGTTCAGGCGATAAGCCCCGGTGCAACCGCCCAGGCGGATGAACACCAGCCCAAAGGGAGCCGGCGGCACCTGTTCGGGCAGGAGCTGCAGGCTGAGGCCGTTGCGGTGCCCCAGTCGCAGGCGGTTCTCGATGCGGGCGTAGGCCAAGGCCTTCTGCGGGGCATCACTGGCAGTGAGCACCCACATGTTGCCGGTCCAGTCGAGGCGATCGTCTGGCACGTAAGGCGGCGACAGCTCCACGGCCGTAAGCGAGGCCGGGGAACCCATCTGCCAGGTCATGCTGGCCACCTCCTCCAGCTCGGGCGTTTTGCGGTTCGCATCGGCCAGGCGGGCGGCCTCTGGGGGGCGGCGCTGCAGCCCGTACTCGCGCTCGGTGCGGATCGTTTCACCAGAGCCGCCTTCGACAAGGCGGACGGCTTGCTGGTAAAGCCCCTCCAAGGACACCCCGGCATCACGCATCCGGCTGATTGTTTCCCCGCCGTCCGTTGTACTGACATACGGAACCCAGTTGATGTTTACGGTCCTGCTGATGCCCTCAATCTGGTTTTTGTAAAACCGGGTTTCCCTGATTGACGACACATAGAGACGCGGGCCCTGGACTGAAAAAAAGTGGTCATTGGCGCCAAGCTGCATCAGCATCCCGCCTTCGGGGGTGTAGGCAACCGTTCGCTCAACCTCAATATCGCTGTAGTCGCTTGGCTTTTCGGAGCCCATAACCGGTTGCTTGTATATGTAACTGGTTTGACTTGTCTCTGTGCCCCATAGCCCGGTTGTCTGGGTCGTTCGCGTTCTTACCCGATCCCATGAGTCATATTCCGTTCTTGATCGGGTGATGGTTATGTACTTGATTCGCTCCTCGTTTTCACTTGCTTTTGTTTCGTAGACCTGCTCCATAATTGGAGTCTCGGTGGTCTTGGTTGTAGTGCTGCCATCAGCGTTCGCCCAGCTCTCGCTAACCACGCTGACAAGTGGATTCCCGTCCCTGTCTCTTTTTTGCTTAAAGGTTGGGCTGCCGTTCGCATCGAGCACCGGCACCCTTGCGTAGCTTGTCCATCGTTGGATGTGCAGCTGGAGTCCGCTGATAGTCTCCTCCCCTTCCCAGTTCCGCTTTGACCGCTCCTCATCGCTCAGGTTGCCGGGCGGCTTAAGCCTGGTGGTGGTGTACCGCGCAAACACCCCATCACCAGGCAGCTCGCCGGAGTTGATCGGGTTGATCTCGATCAGGTTGTCCTCCAGCAGCACGATACTGGGCTGCAATCCCTGATCCTTGCTGATGTACTCCAGCAACCCCGCTTCATTCATGCGGGCAAAGTATCCCTCGCTTGCCAATAACTTCCCCAGCTCCTGCACATACCCCTCGCTCATATTGAACTCATCGAGGTTGTAGCGATTGGTCAGCGGGCAGGCGCCGGCAGCGGTGATGCCGATGGACTGGAGGATGTTGCCCACCAGCCAGGCGGCAGGGATCGGCGGTGATGCGGCACGCCTGGCCGCCTCCGGCACCGAAGGGTTGGCATCGGTGTTGGTGGGGTTGGCCGCCACCGGCTTGCGCGATTCGGCGTAGGCCAGGTCGCAGCCCACCGAAACCGTGGTGATCGGGGTTCCCAGGGGGTTAGTGAAGCTGCTAAGCACCCGCAGCCGCCGCGGCACCCGGGCCAGCCAGTTCTGGCCATCGGAGTACGCCAGCTCGACCACGGTGCCAGCAGCAGGCCGCACCACCCCCAGTAGCCGGAGGGTCCCTTTCGTCTGCGCCAGGCCGGTGCCTTGCACGTGGTCATCGCCAATGGAACTCTCCCCCGGGGCGAGGGGGCCCAGGTTGCACCAGCCGTAAGCGCGAGTGTCGGTGGTCATCGGATGCGGGCCACGGTGAAGGACACGTCGAAGTAGGTGCCGATGGTGTTGCCATCAGCGCGGCGCCGGGCCACCGGGGGGCTCCAACTGGTGGGGAACCATGCCCCGCTGGCGGGCGTGGTGGCCACGGTGGTGGTGAGCCAGGTTTCCAGGGCGGCCAGGTTGGTGGCATCGACCCAGCCCTGCACCTGCCGCTGCTCGGTGGCCTGGAGGGGCCCGGTGATCACGTGCCGGCCGGCGGGGTTCAGGGTGAGCTGCGGCAGATCGGCGTAGGCGGTGGGCCGGGCCGTCAGGTTCACCGTGGCCGATCCAAAGGTCAGGGTGCCCAGGTTGAGCTGTGCGGCCTGCTCGGCCTCCTCCTCCCCCTGCCGCAGGATCACCGCCAGCGCCTGGGCTGCATCGGTGAGCGTCAGGCTCACTCGGCAGAACGCCCCCGCCATGGCGATCTGCGGCGCTCCGGTGAACCAGCAGGGCACGGCCGTGGCCCAGTTGTATCCCGGGGCCTCGCCGGTGAAGCTGACCGTGGCGCCCACCACGCCCGTGCGGGCTGGATCGTCCTCAAGGATCCGGGCCGCCTGCCAGGCGTCATAAAGGCCAGTGATCACCGGGGCATCCCCCCGGGACACGATGCCCGTGATCGCCCAGCGGCGGGCGCTGCGGCCCCGGCGCACGTCCGACTCGTCGTAGCCGTAGGGGTGCTCGGTGAGGTTGGCGAAGGTGTAGGCGGCGGCGCCGCGAGAAAGAGTGATCATCGGAAGGCCTGAAGGGTGGCGAGGAGCCCGGCGTTTCCGGGGAGGTGAACCTGCAGCGAGGGGTCGTAGGCGGCGATCGTGCTCTGCAGCCGATCGATCGAGCCCTGCAGCTTGGTCAGGGCCAAGCCATCGGTCGCCACTACCGCACCGGGAGCACCGGGGGAACCAGGAGCGCCAGCAGCGCCCCGCATGCCCGCCATCGCACGACCCGAGCCACCCGGCAGGGCCCCGGCATCCTGCAGGCGAGCGGTCACGCCAGCCGGCAGGACCGTGCCGCGCACAGGCGGGCTCCAGGTGCCGTAGGCCGGCGCAGTGATCAGGGAGAGGGCGCCACCGGCGGAAAGGAAGCTCTCGGTGCCCATCTCGTTCACCTGGTACTTGGCCCCAGGGGTGACGGGGCCGCCGGCCCAGCGAGCGGCGGGGATGGCCGGTAGGGCCTGTCCCTGGGTGATGCCATCGCCGCCGGGGATCTTGCCAGTGGCTTGGAACCTGGCTATCCCCTGAAGCTTGAGCAGCAAATCGCTGGCATTGATTCTGGCTGAATTAAGGGCGCCAGCCAGCTTCTCTGCGGCTGACCCTGCGTCATTGGTGACCGCAGGAAGCTTGCGAATGTACTCGTAGATCAGCTCCGTTTGTCCGCGACCCGTGCTGATGGAGCCGGTCAGTTTCTTGGACTCGGATTCGACCCGCTCATACCCGAAAGCCATCTGATCCAATTTCTCCAGTGCCTTAGACAGGCTCCCTTCCCACCCCTTGGCCGCAGCGCTTGCCCGCAGTTGATTGGCTGTGGTCTGCCCTTGGGTTTGAAGGCTTTGCTGCTCCAGGCCAAACAGGAGGCCTAGCTGCGCGTAGCGTCCCTGCGCAAACTGCAGTTTCTTTCTTTCCTGTTCAATAGCCTGTCCCTGAAGATCAATCAGCTGCTGCACTTGCGCTTTTTTCTCCGGTTTAAGATCGGGATCCATGTATTTAATTTGAAGTTCTTTTAACTTCATCTCCTGCGACAGCACGTCGCTTCGAGCCTGGGCTTCTGCAGCCTGGGCTTCCACCAACTGGCCGGCCTGCTTGATGCCCAGGATCTGCCGCTCCATGGCGATCCGTTGCGTGGTGGCATCGATGTTGGCCTGCATAGCCCTGTACTCAATTCCCTCTTGTTCTTTTTTGATGCCTGCTATGTAGCGCTCTTGGACAGCGATTTCCTCGGCATTAGCCCCCCGATCTCGCATGATCTGCAACCACTTCTCAGCCGATGACAAGGCAAGGCTGTTGCGACTGCGCTCTACGTCATACCCAGATTGCTGATATGCGGCCTGTGAGTTGGCCAGGTTCAGCAGGGCATCAGCGGTTGATTGCACTAGCTGCAGCCGCTGGCGATCGCGCTCCAGCCCTTGCTGCGTGAGCCCCAGCGCCTGCTGCTCCAGTTCTATCTGGCCCTGGGCGGCATTGAGCTGCGTGATCTGGCTGTCAACGGCTTGCTTGGCGAGGTCTACCCGCACACTGGCAGCGCTGTTCATGCCCTCGGCCACGGTGCGAGCTTGCTTCTGAATCTCAAGCAAGCGGATGAATAAGACCTCCTCTTCGTCACGCAGGAACTGGAGCTTGGGCCCATTGACAAAGCCGGCAGCGATTGCCGTTCGCAGTCGGAGCAACTGCTCTTGAGTGCTCGCCTCGTCAAAGCCGAGTTTGATCAGCAGCTGGCGGCCTTCGACGCTCTGCTGCGTGACGGCAATCTCTCGGTCGATCTGCTCCCGATCGGCCTTGGCATCAAACGGCAGCGCAACCTTCCTCTCGGCCAACTCAGTCAGACGCGAGCGCAGGAAAGTCAGCTCTACGCCGGCTTGCTTGATCGGCCCGGCAAAGGCATCCATCGACCCGCCAGAGTCCATCTGCTCCAGGAACTCCTTGTACGCCTTGGCGGCATCAAGCTGCGCCACCACTCCGGCGGTAGATTTTTTCTTGTCGCTGGACTGGAGCTTGTTCAGCCTTTCTTCCAGGGCCTTGATCTCAGCCTCGGCTTTCTTTATGTCTAACTGAATCTCCAGCGGCTCCTCTATAGCCTGCAGCTCAAGCGTCAGCTTTGCCAGCTTGGCCTCACTGATGGTGGTATCAATCTTCAGTTCTTTCTGCTTGGCAATTCGCTCCTGAACCTGTGAGATTTCATCCTTCAGTTCGCGCTGGCGCTCGCTGAGCTTCTGGCTCTGGTCGGCAGCGCCCTCCATCGCCTTGCCGATGGCCACATAGGTGGCAGCGCCGGCCGCCAGTCCCGCCACCAGGCCGATCACGCCCCCCTTGGTCACGCCCTGCAGGACGGCAGCAGCAGCGGCAGCGGCCTTGGTGGCATTGCCGAACAGGGTCATGGCGCCCGCGCCGGCCGTGGTCGCTGTGGCCACTAGGGTCATGGTGCCGACCATCGCCCCGAGGCCTGCAGCGGTCTGCACCAGGGTTCGCGCCTCGGAGCTGGCCCCCTTGAAACTGCCGGCCAGGGCCCCGGCTGCTGCTGCCATGCCCGCGATGATCACCACGCCAGCGCCGAAGGGGCCGGTGATGGTCGCCGCGGCAACGGTCACGGCACTCTTGAGCGCCGCCCACCCCCCGAGCTGCGCCACCGCCAGATTCAGCGCCGCCATGCCCACGCTGGCGGCCGTGGCCGCACCAGCCAGGGCGATCAGGGCCCCGGCGGAATTGCGCACCGGTGCCGGCAGGCCTGATACCAGATCCGCCACGGCATTGGCGGCATCGAGCATGGGCTTCAGGCCGGCAGCGATCAGGCCACCGAGCTGATTGGCGAGGGAGTCCACCGTGCCCTCCAACCGCTTGAGGTCCATCCCCATGCCCTGCATCGCGTTGCGGGCGGTGTCGGTGGCGCCGGTGGAGTTGCGAATGTCGCCGAACATCTTCGAGATCGCGGCGCTCGACTGGTTGATGATCGCCAGGAACTTCGAGCCGGCTTCATCGCCAAACAGCACGCTGGCCAGCTGCACCTGATCGGCCTGGCTCAGCTTCTCCATGGCGGCCTTGAGGCGCAGGAACACCTCCTCCATCGGCAGGAGCTTGCCGCTGGCATCGCTCACGGTGGCCCCCAGCTGAGCCATGGCCTTCTGCAATCGCTCCTGCCCCCGGGCCAGCCCCAGCACCTCGGGCGAGGCGCCCCCGGCCGCCTGCTGCAGCTTCTGCAGGCCGGTGCGCAGGCCGGTGCCGGCCACGCTGCCTTGGATGCCTGCGTTGGCCATCAGGCCCGCCGCGGCAGCCACGTCTTCCAGGCTCACGCCCAGGGCCTTGGCGATCGGCGCCGTGTACTCGAAGGTGTAGCCCAGGCCCTCGACGCTGGCGTTTGAGCTGTTCGCCGTGTTGGTCAACACATCCACCACCCGGCTGGTCTCAGCCACCTCCAGGCCGAAGCCGCGCAGGGTGTTGCCGACGATGTTGCCGAACGCCTCGAAGCTGGTCCCCGTGGCCTCAGCGCCTCTCACCACCCCGGGCAGGGCCCCCTCCACCTCGGAAACCGAGAAGCCCGCCCTGATCAGGGAGGTGCTCAGCTCGGCCACCTGTTTGGTGGTGCCGGCGGCCTCCACGCCGACCTTGTTCACGATCCCCGCCAGGCGCTCGTAACCGCCCTGCTCGCCCGCTGCTGCCGATGCCAGGCGCAGCTCACCGTCAAGCTCCAGGAAGCCATTCACCAGGCCTTTTACGGAGCCCAGGGCAGAGCCGGCGGCGTTGGTGAGGCTGTTGGCCAGCGAGAAGGCGAGGCCAGAGACAGCGGCCTCCAGCAGGCTCACGCTGGGCACCGCCTCGCGGCTCATCGTGGTGACCGAGCTGCGGAACGCATCCACTGCCTGGCGGGCCTGGGCGAACCCCTTATCGGCCTTGGCGAGTTGATCGAGCGTCTGAGGCGGGATCAGGTCGCCTTTGACGGTCTGAAACTGAAGGGTTTCCCGGTTGAAGATGACGCCAACCTTCTTGGCGGCGCCCTCTGCAGCGGCCGAAATGTCATTGAACGCCTTCCGCGCCTGCTCGCTCAGCCGGTCGCCGAAATCCTTCCCCGCCTTCCCCCCAGCCGCCTCCAGAGCACGGGCCACCTCGGCCTCGTTCTCCAGCAGAAAGGCCAGCGATACCTGAAGGTCTGCCACCCTGCCCGCGTCGTTCTACTGCTGCAGTTTTCCCGTCAGATCGGCTGCAACACGGCCACCGGGCACACCCACGTAACCGTGTGCTGCTGCAGGCCGCTGGTCAATCCGTCGATGGTCACATCTGAGGCGTTCGCCCCCGGCAACAGCTGTTGCAGCCGCTCGATCACCGCCTGCTGGTGGTACTCCCGAGTTGGCCCCGGCTTGGGCTCCCACTGCGTCACCGAGAGCCGGAAGGTGGGCCGGGTGTCCACCTCACCGGTCTGCGCCGGGGCTGCTGCGGTGCCCTGCGGCCCGCGCCAGACCACCACCTCGACCCCCAAGGGCCTGGTGCTGGGCTCAATCGCCTCCCGGGGCCAGAAGTGAGCCAGGGCGGGGCGAGAGCCGCCAGTGGCCAGCACGTGAACGCCCAACAGGTCCTGCAGGACGGTATCGGCCTCCAACAGGTCGTAGAGGGCGAGGGTGGTGGCGGGGAGGGGCATCAGCGGCGGGGGGCTTTGGTGCGGGGGCCGGGGCCTTGAGGGGCGGGTTTGCGGGGGGTGGGCTTGGCGGCGGCCCTCGCCGTGTTGTCCTTGATCTTGGCGATCCGTTTGCGAAGTACCTCAGGGTCGTTGGTCCTGGTCAGCCTCGATTTCGTCTTGACCTTGGGATCAACCTTCCCGTCGTAAATCTGCTGGGCACGCCTGGCGACCGTTGCACTGCGGCTGGCCTTGCTGCCGGGGCCATCCGCTATCCGAGCCCACGCGGCCCGTTCATTGCGGATTGCTCGCTGGCTTCTTGCAAGCTGCCTCTGCTGCTGCTTGGCGCGAGGCGAATCAGCCGGCGCCTTAGGAACTGCGGCGGAGCGCCTGCGCTCCATGTTTCTGAGCACGGCTGCTGCCGAGTTGGCCATGCGCCTTGAACCTGCATCAGCCCCTCGGAGATCCCGGTTGCGGTCGCGTGCGTTGCTCCTGGCGTTGAGGTAGGCCTGCTGAGCTTTGTTCGCGGGCTTCTTGGATGGCCGCTGCGGTTGCTGCTTGGCAGCCGCAGGCTTAGCCCCCGCCGCCACCGCCCCCTTCATCGCCTTCCCACCCTTCCCGCCGGCCACCTTCGGCGTGGCATCGCGCACGATCGCGGCCATCTCCCGAGCGGTTCTGGCATCGCTCTGCGCCAACTCCCGCAGGCCTGCCCGCAGGGTGCCCGCCACCTTCCCGCCCTTGGCGGTGCCTCGCACCCTGGCCCCGGCCTCGGCGCCGGCCCTGGCGCCTGCAGGGGTGGGCCGCACCTTCTGCCCGGTGATCGCCTCTAGCTCGCGGATGCGGGCGGCATCAGCCTTGGCCAGGGCCCGCAGTGTGCCCCGCAGGGTGGAGGTGAGCGACCCCGGCCGCTGCGCAGCAGGAACGCGACGCGGCATCGGGGTGGCCTGAGCCGTCTGCGCCCCAGCCCTCTCCTTGCGCACCGCCGCCATGCTCCGCGCCACCTTCCCGCTGACACCCCGCCCGCCCTTGGCGATCGTGCTAGCCCTGAACCCTGCCCCGCGCATCGAGGCGGTCTGCGTGGCCCTGGCATTGCCCTTGGCGGTCTTCAGTCTCCCGCCGCGGATCGTGGCCCCATTGCGGCCGATCCCGCTGATCCGGCCCGTGTTGTCGCGGTTCAGCCGGTTGCCTGCCCTGGTGGCCGCCCGCCGCGCTGCCGGCCTGGCCTTGGCGGTGGTGGTTCCAGTCGAGGCGAAGCGGCCGTTACTGTCGCGGGTGTAGGTGCGGCGACCGGATCCTCGGGCCATGGCGATACGGGGGGGCAGGCGGGGGTTCTGCCTGCAGTTTTCCCGCGAGACCGCCCGGGTTCAGATTGGCGGCGCTGAAGCTGTGCTGATCGGGATAGGCATAGCTAACCTTCCTGCATGCCAGACCCTCGCCCTGCAGCCGACGCCCCTACCCCTTTGGGCATGGAGTTGTCCACCGCGCAGCAGTTTGAGCTGGAGCGCCACAGCCGACTCCTCGACGAAATCGAGGATGCACCAACCCTTCGCAACCTGGCCAAGCTGCTCCTGCAGTCCTGGTTTGCCCAGAAGGCCGCCACCGCCTGGGTGATGCGGCAGGGGATGCGGCGATGAGCTGCGGGCTGATCCGCCTGATCTGCGAGGAGCCTTCCGCTCCCCCCGCCGGCCAGGACGGCAAGCCCCTGGTGGTCGATGTGGAGCCCCATCAGGTGGTCGCTGAGGTGGCCCGGCTGCAGGCCGAGGGCTGGCGTGTCGTTTCTGAATGGCCCCTATGAGCCCCGATCCCGCCTGGCTGGCCCCTGCCCGCCAGATCGTGTCCCGTTTCGAGGGATGCGAGCTTGTCGCCTACCCAGACCCCGGCACCGGCGGCGATCCCTGGACCATCGGCTACGGGCACACCGGGCCGGGCGTGACGCCGGGGATGGTGATCAACCGGGCCACCGCCGAAGGGTTCCTACAGGTCGATCTGGAGCGGGCCGCCGATGCGGTTCAGGACCTGTTGCCGATGAGCGCCGGCTGGGGGCCCAACCAACAGGCCGCGCTGATCAGCTTCGTTTTCAACGTGGGCCGCGGGGCCCTGGAGGGGAGCACCCTGCGGCGGCGGTTGCTGGCCGGCGAGCCTCCATCACTGGTGATCCCCCAGGATCTCCCCCGCTGGAACAAGGGCGGCAGTGGCGTGATGGAGGGCCTGGTGCGCCGCCGCGCCGCCGAGGTGGCCCTGTTCCGCACGCCAGGCGTGGCCCCTGTCTCGACAGCCACGCCGCCGCGCCCGCCTGGGGGCCCTGCTGACGGCCCGCCCAAGTGGCCTGAGGGGATGGTGGGCCCGAAGATGCGGCCCCCGCTCAAGCCCGGTGATCACCACCTGATCGCCAACGATGTGGACGAGACCCTGACGGCCTGGACCCACGATGGGCGCCGGCTGTGGCGCATCCCCTGCCTGTGCCGCGGGCAGGGCAGAGAGGCGGAATGGAACCGCACCGGCACCGACACCCCGCCGGGGCTCTACCGGATCAACCCGAAGGGGGTCTACCGCGACTACGAGAACGACCCGGCCGCCAACTTCACCCCCGACCGCCGCGCTTACGGCTGGTATTCCTTCGATCTGGAGGGGCTGGAAGGGCAGGAGGGGCCCACCAGCAAGCCATACCGCGATGGGATCATGCTTCACGGTGGCGGCAGTGCCTGTGGTTGGCCCGGGGCCTGGGCGCCGCGGCAGGAGCTGCACTCGACCCTTGGGTGCATCCGGCTCCACAACCAGGATCTGCGCGATCGGATCCTGCCCCTGCTCGATCTGGGGACGGTCTGGATCTCGGTGCTGCAGGAGGCGGCATGAGCCGGCACTACAGCCCCGCACAGCGGGAAACCCTCACCCGCGTCCTGCTCGCCGCGTCGCCTGGCGTGCCCCATGTCGCCCTGAGCCGGCAGCTGGGCCTGAGCCCCGAAGCCGTCCGCCGGGTTCGGGTGGGCCTGATGTGGGCCGGGGTAGCCACGGACCTACCGCGGCTTGATACCGAGCGGGTCACCCGCACCTGCCGCACCTGCCGCCTGTTTGACCACGATCCCAGCCGCTTCGACGGGGGGCAGCGCTGCTACGGGGCCTGCTCCCTCGGCTACCCCGAGGCGGAGCAAAACATCAACTGGGCCCGTTCCTGCGAGGCCTACGCCCGCGACCCGCTGGCGACGGAGGGCCAGGCTGATGGCTGATCCGTTCACCGGTGCCCCAGTCGCCCTGCGGGCCGATCGGTTCCGTGCTGGCGAGTTCTGGCGCGGGCCTGATGGGCTCCTCTACGTGGTCAAGCCGGCCCCGGTGCCTGGCCACGTGTTCCTTGTGGCGGTGCGCTCCGGCCGCCATGACCTGGTGAGCGAGCAGGCGGTGCGGGGGTTTCAGAGGGGGCAGGCCTGAGGGCGCCCCTCCATCGCCTCAGCGGCCGAGCAGGGGTTGCCCGGTGCGGCAATCGAGCGCTCTGATCCAGTCGCGCACCTCGCCTTCCAGGGCGGCCACTGCCGGCAGGGGATCGCAGGAGAGCAGCAGGTGCTGAGCGACGCCCCGAATCAGCCCGTTGGCCTCGGGGTCGCCTGCGCCCTTGTCTGGATCTATATTGCATAGGTAAGCCGTTGCAAGCGGCTCCAATCAACACTTACATGGCAGTTTCGATCTGGCGGCGTAATGACGTTCGCTCTAGCAGCCTTGAACACAATGAAGCCCGCAAGCGCAATGAGCCCTATGTGGACTGGGATCGTGAAGGAAGGATGCTATTCATCAGTGAAGTGCCAAGCCTTCAGCCAGATCAACTCTATGCACTGATTGATGACATGGAAGTCAGGCGGGAAGGCCTGCAAAGGGCGCTAGAGGTTGAGCAGGCAAGGCTAAACCTGTGCGACGGCAACTCTCTGCTTGAGTCTAAAAGAAGCGTAAAAGCAATGGCGTCGTTAAATATGTCGATTCAGAAGACCAAGCGCTTTATCAAGGATGCCCGCCGAGCACTCAACCAGTTAAGCCCTCCGGTCAAGCAACGCACGGGACCTGTTGACTTCGACTTCGTCCAGGGCAAGCGCGAGTATTTCAAGAGAAAGGCCATGATGCGCAAGCTTATAGAGATCCTAGGCAAGGATCAGGTAGACGCCTTGATGGAGCGTACGCGATTCAACTCGGCCAAGGATTTTAGGAACTGGGCAAAAGATGCCTCTATCCGCCCTGATTGGATTGACAAGATCCTGAATAGCGAACAGGCGGAAGCAAGGCGCCTGCGCCAGCTAGCGCAGGCCTCGCCTACTCATCCCCAACCATCCGCCCCTGACTGATCAGCAGGTCGCGGTAGGCCTCGATCAGCACCACCAGGTTGCGATTCACCAGGCAGGAGCCACCGGAGCAGATGCGCCATAGCTTCTGCCCCGGTCTTTCGTCGCACTCGACTACATGAACCTGCCCGTCAACTGTCACAAGATCAGGTGTTATCAAAGATCGTGAACACCTGGCCCAGTGCCGACAGGGTGGCCCCGTACTTCACCAGAGCGCCGGCATCGCCCTCCTCCTGCTTGCTCTTGATCTGCCCGTAGCAGAGCTTTTTTTCAGTGGTGCCACCGGGGCCTACGCGCAGGTACTTCACGGCCAGGCCTTCCGATACCGAGAACTGGCGCATCACCTCCATCACCTTGTGATCCACGCCCTTGTGGACCGTCATGCCCTTAAAGGCGAAGCTGTGCGTGTCCGAGATGCCGATGGCGATTGCCGAGCCGCGGGTGATTTGGTCGTGAGTGATCACGCTCTCATCGTTGGTGCTGGTGCTCAGCGGCGCCCCGGTCACGTTGCTCAGCTGGATCGGCTTGCCGGTGCCATCGAGGGGGTAAACGCCCGTGGTCACAGTGCCGGCGGCAACACTGGCCGAGGTGATGTTCGTGCCGGTGAGCGCAAAACTCACGGTGAAGGGGCTGGCGGTGGTGACCGCGGTGATCGTCCGGGTTCCGTTCAGGCTGGCGAAGGGTGCCGGCAGGCCCGCTACCACGATCGACTCACCCACCAGGGCGCCGGCTGCAGCGCTCAGGGTCAAGGTGGCCACGTTGGTAGCCAGGGCGGCATTGGTCACGGTGCGAACCGCCCCGCCCACCAGCAGCCGGAAGGTGGAGCCCTCGCCGCTGGTGCTCACCGGCAGCTGACCCGAGAGGGCGTTGGCGGTGTTGAGCCAGGTCGAGAGGCTGGCGCCGTTGTTTTCGGCGGCGGTGGCGGCGTCTTCCAGGTTCACCGCGGTCATCAGCATCAGCACGATGTAGTGCTGGATGTTGAGAGCGGCCGTGTATCCGACGTTGGTGGTCATGGCAGGGGGTTCTCTGCCCTCAGTTTTCCCGGGTCCAGATAGGCACCAGAGCATTGGCGCGGCAGCCCGAGAACGCCTTGGGCGGCACCACGTCAGCCGGCACCCTCAGGGTCACCTCCTCGCCCTCCTCTGAGGCGAACAGCCGCACCTGACCCGCGGCGCTGGCCCGGGTCACCAGGAACCCGCCCCAGTGCTCACCGTCGGCCCGGTAGGGGGCCAGCAGGATCGCATCCTCGGCCGCCCAGCACAGGCGCCGCGGTGGGGTGACCCCGCGCCCCTGGGCCTCCAGTTCTGCCAGCCACGGGCCATCAAGCACGAACGACGGCAGCAGATCGCGTTCCAGCAGGGCCAGCATCGCTGCGCCGGCCTGCTCGGGGGGCCTTGGCTTCTCAGTCACCTCTGCCCAGAAGCAGAAGTCCAACAGGCTGGGCGGATCGCCCTCTGGTGTGCCCCCGGCGGCCATCAGGGCAATGCGGTTGGCCTCGGCCTGCAGCTGCGCCAGCCGCGCCAGGTTCAGCTCTCGCTGGTGAAGCCCTCGGCGTTCTTGGCGGTGGCCCGCTTCGAGGGCTTCGAGCGCATAGCGGCCCGGGAGCGAACCGAACCGCTCGGGGGTGAACTCGGCAGCGCCGGGGAAGAGGCGGCGTAGCTCCCAGTAGCAGGCTCCCCAGTCGGGTCGATCGCAGGCCAGCTCACGTCCGGCCGCAACTTTCCCAGATCGGCCTCCAGGTTCCGCAGGGCCTCTTCAGGCGACGGCCCGCCACCCATCGCCCACTGCTCGCTTGCGAACAGGGCCGCCAACTGGGCCACCAGGGCACCCGGGAGGGCCCGCACCTCCTCGTCCCCCCAACTCGCGCAGGCCTCCAGCCGCTGCAGCATCACCAGGGCCTGGCGGTTCTGCAGCTCGCGGTTGATCGCTGCGCAAGCTTTCAGGTACGGGGCCAGGATTGCGCCATGGCGGGCGCACAGCTCATCCTCCGCCTTGTCGAACGCCACGCCGATACCGGTGCCGGCCGCCTGAATCCTCGACAGGATGCCAAACACCACATGGGCGGGCATGCCGTCCGCGTCGGCCGCCGCGATCTTCACCGCCGCGTCACTGGTCAGCCGGTAGACCTGGTTCTGCGGGTCGATCTCCCCCGCCAGGGCCAGCTCATCGACGGTCACGTGGCCCAGCAGGGGGATTTCGAGCGTCCCGCCTTGGAAGCTCACCTCCTGCACCCGCTGCTCCTGCCGCGGCAGCGTTTTCCAAGGGAGGGCGGCGAGGGTCATAGGTTCCTGTATGCACTGATAAAGGCTGCCTTGTACGCCGAGCCGTAATCAAACGGCTCGATTCCAGGGATGATCAGTCTACCGAGTACCGCTGAAGTCCAGGGCCTCGCGGGCAACAGAACCTGCTTTTTCGTGCGATCCCCAAAGGGGTAGATCCTCGCGCCATCGTGCACGGCGGTGGCATAGCCCACAGCCCAGCGGAAGGTGACCAGGTTGCCGCTGATCGTGAGGCTGTTGCTGGCCTTCAGGATGCCCTTATCGACGATGTTTCGAGGGCTGCCCACCTGGTAGCCCTTGGTGCGGCTGCCGTCCTTGCGGTAGGTGGAGCCCCGATACGTCACCCGCGGCCAGCTCCACACCTTCGCCCCGATCGCCGCCTGGAAGGCGCTGTTCAGCTCCGGCCCCACCACGCGGGTGGCCGCCTCAGCCGCTCGGGTCGCCTTGGCGGCGATGTTCAGGTTCAGCCTGGCCGAGGCCTTGACCGTGACCTTCACCGCCCCGCCGCAAAGGTGCCGGTGAGCTTGTCGCCTGCAGCAGACCGCACCAAGGCATCGATGCCGCCTTCGCCGGTCATGGTGGCGATCGTCAGCCAGCCCCGCTCGCCATCGCCCAGCACCGGCAGGGCCGAGAGGCCACCGATGAAGGCTTCCAGCTTCTCCCCCCGGGGCAGGCCCGTGGGCCGCAGGCCGGTGGCCACCCATTCCCATCCCTCGCCGGCATCAAGCCAGCTGGCGCCGGTGTTGACCACAGCCCAGCGGGTCACGTAGACGGTGGCGCTGGCGGCGCCGATGTTGCGCCCGCCGGAAGGCTGCTCACCGCTGGGCCCCTGGAGCTTGGCGAAGCCCTCCAGCACCACCTGATCAGCAGCAGGCCGGATCCCTTCGCGCAGGCTGAGCTGAGGCGCCCCAGGGCGGTGCCAGAGCATGCGGGTGTTGGTGTACGGGGCGAAGGGGCTGGCCATGGCTCAGGGCTTCGGCTTCGGCTTGCGGCGGGGTTTGCGGGCTGGAGGGGTTGCGCCCGTGGCCCGGTCCAGCGCCTGGCGGGCGGTGTTGCGATCAGCCATCGGGGACAGGCTGATCTTGCGGCGCACCTGATTGCTGGCCTGCAGCAGCTGCTCCTGGTTCATCGAGAAGCCAAGCCGCGTCAGCTCCCTTCGCTTGGCTGCATCGGATTTGAACTTGCTGTTTGCCATCACGCTGGCCACGGCTCGCTCCTGGCTGTTCAGCCGGCGAGGGGAGGCGGTGACGGCGTTCCTCGCCCCCGTCCCCCGTGCCGGCGGCAGCAGCTTCGGCCCCTGGGGAGCGGCCGGGGCGGCCGGGGCGCTGGCCTTCGCCTTTGCGGCTCCCTTCCCGCGACCCTTGGGGGCCTTGGGTTGCGGCATCAGTGCCAGCACCGAATCTCGCATCGTCTTCACCCGCTCGAAATCCCTCCGGCGCCCCCCGGCGTCCGGGTGAACCTGCTTGGCCACGCGCCGGTAAGCCTGCTCCACGTCCGCCCGGGTGGCGGTCTTGGGGTTGAGGCCAAACACCTGCCAGGGCCTGAAGCTCTTTTGAACGTCCATCCCGTTTACGACCCCGCGCCGGGGCTTCAGGTTCCGATCGGACTGGGGGGAGGTCACAACCTGTCGGTACATCTCCTCCCAGCCGCTGCGGGTGGTGGGCGGCTTGCCGTAGAAAACCTGATACTGCTTTCGGGTTTCGATGCCGCCCGAGCGCAGCCGCTGGCGCACGGCGGCTCTCATCTGCGCGAGCGACAGTGTGCGAACGTCCTGCCCATCGTTGAACATTCGCCCCGGCACCACCCTGGTGCGATTGGCCATTTCCTTGGCCCGCTGGGCCTTGAGGTTGGGCTGGCGGCCCCTGGTGGTGGCCCCTGCTGCTGCAGGCCCCTTCCGGCCGGCGGCGAGCTTGGCGGCAGCCTGCGGGTCACGCTGCAGGCCCTTCGGCTTGGCGATCCGGCCAGCCACGGCCGCCCCGGGCCGCTTCATCCGGCCGGCGGCACCGGTTGCCTTCAGGCGGTTGCTGGCGCGGGTCACGGCACCCCGCTGCTGACGGCTGGCGCCTGGCGTGAGCTTGGCGCGAGCGGCCCGCAGCTGGCTCCTGGCGGCGAGGGTGCCACCGGTTGCCTTCGCCTTGGCTTTGGCGCGGCGAGTGCCCGGGGAGCTGCGGGCTGGGCCTCCACCGGGGGTGGAGCTAAAGCGGCCCGAGCTGTCTCGGACGTAGCTGCTGCGGCGGGCCATCAGGGCGGATCCTCTGCCGCAGTTTTCCCGCCTTCGCCCTCAGCTCCGCAGCAGCATCCCGCCGCCGCTCGCGCCTTGCGGGGCCAGCCGGGCCACGTTCAGGGTTTGCGCGATGCGGGTGATCAGCGTCTGCATCCGCTGCTCGCGCTGCCCCTGGGCTGTGGCGCCGGGGCCGCCGCCAGAGAAGCCGTAGCGGGCCTTGAGCAGGCTGGTATCCCACTGCAGCACGTCAGCTTGGGAAAGCTGCTGCTCACGGGTTGGCGTGGTACCGGGGATCGGGCCTTCGTATTCGGTGGCGTTGCCCAGGTGGGCGGTGCCATCGGCGACAGCGCCGGCTTGGGTGGCCTCCAGGGTGATCACTTCATCGATCCAGGTCTGAACCTGGGCCACATCAGCCGTTGAGAGGCCGGCCAGGGCGTTCATCTGCTGGATCAGCTCGGTCAGGCTTGCATCGGTGGCAGGCCAGCCGATCCAGGTGCGGATCAGCACCAGGTCGTTGGTGGTGTCGGTGCCCGTAGGCCGCCAGAGGGGATCGAGCGTGGGAAGGATGGCCATCGGCTCAGGCGGTGCGAGGGGAGCGGCCCCGGCGGGCAATGTTCGAGCGGTTCAGCAGCTCGCGTTGGTCGGGCATCGGGAACCAGCCCTTTGGCGGCTTGCGGGTTGGCGCTGGGGCGGCAGCAGGCTTGCGGGAAGGCTTGGCGGCTGGGCGAGCGCCTGGCTTGGCGCCTGGGGGGCAGACGAACTTGCCGGTACTGGGATCGCGGTAGCAGCCGGGGCGGCCGGGTTCCGGCCTGGGGCCGGCGGGTTTCTTCTGCTGCGGCTGCGCCTGCTTGCGCTGCTGCTTTCCTGCCCCGGGATTGCCGGCCATGGTGCTCGCTGGTTGATGGTGACAGCCGCAGTTTTCCCGCTGTTTCCTCATCACGGCCGCCCCACTCGCGGCCCATCAAGTGTTCCGAGCCAATAGCGCTGGGCAGGGTCCAGGGCGCCCACCAACAGGTGCAACGCCTGCTGCGCCTCCTCGGGCTCCAAGGCTTCGGTCATCACCCGCAGGCCCTGCTGGGCGGCGATGGCGTTGCGCTGAAGGCAGGCGACAGCGATGCCCTGGATCAGGCGGAGGCTTGGGGGGCGGGTGGGGGTGGTGGTCATGGGTTAAATCCAGTTCTTCCTTGTTTTCTGCTTCGTACTAAATACTGGCCGCGCCCTGAAAGAAGCCTCTGCTTTTTGCTGAGTATCCTGCTGCTTCATTGCGTTTGCATACCTCAGCCCCGGGGCGCCCGCCATGGCTCCCCTGAATCCACGCGCAGCCGCGTCAACCACTGCGGCCCGCTCCGCCTTCTTTCGACTCGGCGGGCCCGCATAGCTCTCTATTCCGCGTCTACGTGCGGCCCCGCCTGCTCTTGCCCACCTCCGGGCCAGATCCTGCCCCGACGCTGCAACCCTGCTGTAAGAACTCATTTTTTTCATTTTACTCGTCGATAGCTTACCTCTTTTCTTGCCCACAGTCCCCGCCATCGGCGCCCGCTTCATCCGATCCAGCACCGCCCCCCGCTGATTCCCTGCAGCAGTCCGCAGCCGGCCGCCCCTGGCGGTTGCTCCGTTCTTCCCGGCACCTGTGATCCTGCCGCTGTTGTCCCTGGTGAGGCGGTTGGTGCCGCGCTGCGCTCGCCGGGCGGCGGGCTTGGCCTTTGCCGTGGTGGTTCCAGTCGAGGCGAAGCGGCCTCGGCCGTCCCTCGTGTAGGTACGCCTGCCTCTACCACCGCCAGCCACGGGAACCCCTGCTACTACAGCAGTTTTCCCGCCCCGGCCACCTCACCTCGCCTCCAGCACCAGCCCCCGCAACAGCACCAGCAGCGCCTGCCAGGTGCCCACCAGCACCACCGCCGCCGCAACCGCCCACACCGCAGCGACCCGGGCCTCGTGCTCGCGGATCGCCTGGCGGATCAGTTCGCGCACCTCGGCTTCCCTCATGCCACCGGCTCCGGAGCCCGCTCAATGCCCGGATACTGCCTGCGCTCACTGGGGGACGGCTTGAGCACGGCATCCTCCAGCACCTTCCCGGCCCGCTCCGGAGGCCATTTCTTCGCCTCGCCAAACTCGGCGGCGATCCCCTCGCGCTCGCGCTGCCAGAAGCCTTCGCGCAGCAGGGTGGCCCTCAGTTCGGGGTCTTTTTCTTCGATGGCTTCTGTAGCCACGGGAGACAGGCTGCACCTGCAACGAGGATGCCCCGGGGCCACCACCTCACCGATTCGGTAGACCCGGCCATGGCGGCTGGCGCACACCGGACAGGTCCGCTCATCCTTGGTGGCGATCCAGCGAACGTAGCCGTAGCCATTGCGGGCCGCTGCCGCCTTCTGCGCCCCCACGTAGGCATTGGCCAGCTCGGAGCGGGCGATCAGCTCGGCGCGTTGCGCCAGGCCCATGCGGTTGTTCAGGCCCTGCGGGTCGCGGGCGCCTTCGAGGGCGGTCCTTATCTCCCGCTCCAGCACCCGGGGCCCCTTGCCCCTGCCCACGCCATCGGTGACGATGCGGGCGATGCTGTCCCTGAAGCTTTCCACCTCGCCGCGGATGTAGGCGCTGGCGGTGTTCACGGCGGCTTCCACGGCAGCCCGAGAGGCGCCGACAAAAGCGCCCTGGGCGGGGGCGTCAGGGTTGGCCGTCTGCGCCAGCTGCTGGCCCAGCTCACCGCCGAGGTTCACCGCCTCGGCGAAGTCCTCCCGGTAGCGGTTCTGCAGCCACTGAAGCTCCCGATCGCTGAGGAAGCCCTGGGCCAGTTCGATCAGCTTGCGGAGCTTGGCGGAGCCATCAGCGATCGAGTAGGAGCCCGGCCGGCGGGCCACCCCATCGGCGCTCTGCTGATCGGGGAGGCTGGGGTCTACGAACTGCCCGTAGTACCGGCGCAGATCACGCAGGGTGCGCACCAGGGCGCGGCGGAGGGAGGCCTGGGTGTTGACGGTGGCGCGGTTGCCCAGGGTGTCAAGGGCGGCGGCGTAGTCGTCGGCAAGCTGCAGCTGTTGGTCGCCGATGGTGGTGGTGCGGGCCATCTCAGCTCAACGGCAACCCCTGCGCATCCAGCCCATCCCCGGCCAGGTCGTTCGGCCCTGGCGGTGGCGGGTTCATCAGCTCCTGCTGGCGGGCATCCTCGGCGGCCAGATCCTTGGCTTCCTTGGCGGCATCCACCCCAGGCCGGAGCATCCCCCGCTTCTGCGCCAGGTGGGTCACGGTCTCGCGCATCAGCAGACCCTTGTCGTAGAGCGTGCCGGCGAGGGTGATCAGCGCATCGTCCACGGGCTTGTCAGTCACACCAGGCAGTAGATCCAGGCCGGCGCCGGGCTCGGGCAGATCACCGGTGAACTGGCCCCAGAGCTGAAACAGGCTCTCCCAGCAGGAGCTTTTGGCCTCGGCCATTGAGGTGATCGTGGCCTGCAGCTGGGCGCCTTCCAGCTCCGCTTGGGTGGCGGTGCGCTGGCCGCTGCCGTTGCCGCTGAACAGGAAAGAAAGCGTGCTGCGATCGATCAGCTTCTCGATGCCCTCCAGGTGGCTCAAATGCTTGTCGAGGCTGCTGCCGGAGGGCTCAGCGAAGGCCAGATCACCATTGCCGTCTGGGAACTCCAGGAGGCTGTTGGGGCCCAGGGTCAGCGGCAGGACCTCACCATTGGGCCCGGTCATCCGGCGCCCCTTCACCACGGCCACCGGCAGGGCGCAGCGGTGCAGGAGTTCCTTCAGGTCGGAATATTCGCGGAACCAGTCCAGGGTGAGGTTGGCGAGGCTGAGCAGGGGGATCGCTCCTTCCCCGAAGGGCTCACCGCCGCCCGAATACCAAACCACCGGGGGGTAGGCCAGAGGCTGGCCATTGGCGCCGGTGAAGGTGCCCTCCATCGGCTTGCCGTCTTCACCAAGCACCACCTCCGCCTGATAACTGGCGGTCTTGCCCCGGCCGCCGTCGCCTTCGATCTTCAATAGGCGCCACTGCCCGCCCTTCATCACCCGATAGCGGGGGACCAGCTTCATCCCGTAGTCGTCGTCTTCCTCCTCGTGCCACTCCAGGACCGTCAGCGCCGTAGGCACCATCCGCCGCCCGACCCGCTGCACCCGCCAGTTCAGGAGGTTGCGGCGCTCCGCCACCGAGAAGGTGGGCCGCCGGCCCTGGGCCCGCTCAACAGCTCGGTCGGATACCTGATCGGCGGGCATGTCCGCCATCAGCAGGCAGCCGCCATCACGCAGCACCAGGGCGTCAGCCGACAGGCCCCACTTCTTCAGGCTGTTGCCCTCCCCGTCGATGTCCTGCGCGGCCTGCACCAGCCCCTGAGGGGCCCCACGCAGTTCGTAGCGGCTCAGAACCCCTGCGAAGGCCGCGATGCCGTCGCGGTAGAAGCTGGGGTAGGAGGAGCGGCGAAGGCGGTTTTCGTAGGCGGGCTTGGGCTCACCCGATTCCTTCGGCAGGTGCCTGCGCTTCGCCTCCCCGGGCAACAGATCCCAGCAGTCCGCAACCAGATCCAGATCCCCGATCACCTCGGCGAGCTTTGGGTGCTGGAAGCTCGGCAGCTTGCCGTCGCCCGTTGGATGGCTGATCGACTGCCTCACCTGCCACGTTCATACCTGCTGTCGCAGTTTTCCCGCCTTCCAGATCCAGACAGGGGCCGAAAAGGCCCAGCTGCTCGGCTGCTTGCAGGATTTCGGCAGGCTTGCTGATGCGCCGACGCGGTGCGGTGGAGCCCAGGTGGATCGGCACCTCGACGGCCAGATCCTGTTGCCCCTCCAGCGGCATCACCTTGCCCTTGCGGATGATCCCGCCCGCCTGCCGCATGAACTGGCCATGAGGGAGCCGGGCCAGGCGGCGGCGGAACCGGGTCGGCTCCTGGTTCCAGGCGGCCTCGATCATGGCGCGATCTGCCCACCCCAGCGCCGCATGGGCCGCATCAGCCACCGCCAGCACGGCCTGAAGCTCCCCGCAGGCTTCGGCTTCATCCCAGGGATCAGGGTCCCAGCTGGCGAACCCCATTGCGTCAGGGTCTAGGGCCTGCGGGGCGCTCTGGCCCGTCAAAATCCCTTCCACGTCCTCAAGGCCCAGCCCGGTGGCCTGCGCGATGGCCGCAGGGGTGAGCCCATCGGCCGCAAGGCGCCGCACCGTGGGCGCCTTGTCTCGCCAGCGATCAGGGAAGCGCACGCCAGAGGTGTGCCCCCGATCGCGCAGGTACTGAGCCATCGCGCCCCGGATGAATGGCACGCACAGGGTTGAGATGGCGTAGGGCCGGCCGGTGCTGGGGCAAATCCGGCTGGGGTCGTAGAGGCGACACGCCTTCAGGAGGCCCATTGAGGCCACCAGGAACAGATCATCCCAAGGCATCCGAGTCGCCGAGGCCATCCGCTGCGCCATGTCCCGGGCCAGCTGCAGGTTGGCCACCGCCAGCTCCTCAGAGTGCTCGGTCGGGGCCGGAAAGCGGCGGATGGGCTGGCCCTGATCGGGACAGGGATCGACGGGCGGCCGGGGCCTGGTGCTGCGGGCAGCCCTGAGGCTCCGGGTGCTCATTGGATCAACCCATTCTGTAGTTCCATTATTGTATTCTCTTTCAATCTTGTTACCACTGCACCGTGGGGGCTATCGCTCCTGGCGCGGCGTGGCCATAGCTGACGGTGCTGAAGCTGATCGGGCCGGTGCCGGCGATGTAGATCAACAACTGGCTGGTGCTGTCCACGATGTCATCGAAGGTTGCAGCAGGGAACTGCAGCAACTGATCACGAACCACGTTGCTCCACGGGGCATTGCGCGGCAGGAACACGCGGCCGTTGTTGAACTCGACAGAGGCGGCATTGGCGCGGCTTTCCTTGCCGCCCATATCGCCAACTCCGGCAGCAACCACATGGTAGCCATGGGCACCCTGCGTGAGGGTCTTGATCACAGCGGCGCCATTGGCCTTCTTCTCGATCAGCAGCTCCCCGAAGCGGTGGCGGGTGTGCATTGAGCGGATCATCGCCACGGTGGCAGGGAAGTCCAGGCGCTCATTCACCAGGTCCAGCAGCCAGGCGCCCTGAGGGTTCTGACCCCACAGGGTCATGGCCACCATGTCGCTGCCGGCGGTGTCGTCAAAGGTGCAGTCCACCGAGAGGATCGTGCGGATGAACCGATCCGGCAGTTGGGGATCATCAGGTAGGCCTGGCCATGCGGGCTTGCCGTAGAACCGCATCCGATCCAGGAAGAACACGGTTCCTTCCCCGGCGGAGGGGTTCTGCTGATACAGCGCCTCCCAGTCGCGGGTAGGGGTGTTGCGTTTTTTGGCCTCCGCCCACTCCTCGTCATATCGGGTGGGATCGAGCGCCTCGCCTGGCTTGCGGTGATCTGGCTCCCTGGTGCACAGGGCTGGCAGCGGCTTCACGATCGGCTCAGCGATCAGCGGCATAGAGATCACGTGCCACCGCTCCGCCATGGCCCCGTGCCCCTCCCTGTCCAGCTCATCAACCTTGGCAAGCAGCCAGCCGATCAGGTCCGCGTCATGAAGCCATCGGGTGTGGGTGATCAGCTTGAGGCAGCCGGGTTCTTCCCTGGTGTTGAGGACCGTCGAATACCAGTTGCACAGCCGGCGCCTGTAGGCGACGCTTTCGGCCTCCTCCCTGCCCTTAATGGGATCATCCACCCCCAAAAAATGAGCTGGCAGGCCGGTGCCCTTGCCGACGCCTGCAACCCACATCCCACCGAGGCCGCCGCTGGTCTTCCATCGATCCTTGCCGCTGCTGCTGGGGCACAGGGCACCACCGGAAGCCTCAAAGTAGCCGCGGGCGGCCTCGCCGAACTCAGCGGCCAGTGTTTGGGTGTGGGCCCCCAAGCCAAAGGTGCGCTCTGGAAACCGCCGCAGAAACCAGCCCGGCAGGAACCGGCTGAAGATCGTGCTCTTGTAATGCCGCGGCGGCAGCTCGATCATCACCCGCGGCAGTTTGCCATCCACGATCCGTTGACCGATCTCAATCAGCCTTTCGGTATGCCTGGTGAACTTAAAATCAGCCGGTGCGATTGCTGCCACGTAGTCGCCAAAACTGGCCTTGTAGGCCTCCACCGGCTCCGCCAGCTCAGCCGCCCTGGCCTCCTCGATCGCTGCCAGCACCGGGAACCCGTCGTAGGCGCGGGCGGCAGCGTGGTGGAGGAGGTTGAGGGGTGGCATCAGGCGGCAGGTTCCTCCTCGGCCTCAAAGCTGATATGCGCCACCGGCCACGGCACGATCTTGAGAGGGGCAGGCCAGAAGCCGTGGCGGCGAAACTCGGCCGGAAGATCCCAGTTCCGCTCGCGGCCCCTGGCCATTCGCAAGACTGCGCCCACGATTCGGCTCTCGCCCTGGCGGACCACCTCACCGGTTTCCAGGTTGCAGGCCACCACGTTGTGGAGTTGGCGCCCCAGGCGGTCGTAGACCATGCAGCCGTTGGGGTATTGCTCGCGGAAGGTGGGGTCAGCGGCGGAGATCATTGGCATCGGTCAAGTGCTCCTTGTGTACGCCTTTTCTTGGTCGGACTCTCTTACAAGGATCACGTCAGAGGCTTCCAAGAGAAACCTGTTCAGGCTGCGGTGATCCCTGTTTTTCCTTGTGCCCTGAAACGGAAGGCCAGGTATCTGCCTGAGATCGATTTTCCCGTAAACATAAGAATTGAACTGACCGACTGCATCTCGAACACACCTAACCGCCACTGGAAACTCAAAGCCCCAAAATGAGCAAACAAGAAAGGAGTAGGAATAGTCAGGCGGAAGGCGGAAATCCGCGCTATCAACTTCTTCCGTAGTCATATACCGGAAGCCCAGCTCGACTTCCGCCTTGCCTTTGCTACCCTCCGGCGTGCCATAAACATCACCGAGGACCGCTTTACGCCGTTTCGCTTCTCCCATGATCAAACCCTCGCCAAAGTGACACCATCCGCTTGCCCCTGATACTTCCCATCCCCGTAGGGCTGGTCACAGGGCGCCCCCTCGTAGAAGAGGGCTTGGCAGATGCCTTCGTTGGCGTAGATGCGGCAGTCGGCGCCGCTGCTGTTGCTGATCTCCAGGGTCAGGTGACCTTCCCAGCCGGCTTCGCCGGGGGTGAGGTTCACGATGATCCCGCAGCGGGCGTAGGTGCTCTTGCCGATGAACTGGGCGGTGATGTTGGCGGGGAGCTTCAGGCGCTCGATCACCACGCCGAGAGCGTAGGTGTGGGCCGGGAGGATGAAGAACTGCCCCCACTGGTCCCGTTGCAGCTCTGCCGGTGCCAGGCAGCGATCATCGAAGGCCTTCGGGTTAACGATCAGGCCCGGCACGTGGCGGAACACGCGGAAGTCGTTTGGTGACAGGGTGAGGTCGTAGCCATAGGAGGAACAGCCGTAGCTGATAACGGGGCGCCGGAAGCTGCCGGGAAGATCCACTTGCCGCACCTTCCTCGGCTCAAACGGGCTGATCATCCCAGCCTCGGCGAGCTGACGGATGCGCCAGTCGGGGATGGGGCCGCCGAACTGGGAGCCGGGGCTTCTAATGTCGTCGCCGCTCATCTCCCACCCCGCTGGCGGCGCTTCTGCTGAGCAGCCATCAGGCGCTGGCGGGGGGTTGCGGGGGCGTCGGGCGCCCAGGCGGCCTCAAAGCGGGCGGGCTGACCATCGGCTGCAGGCCTGCGAATGATGCGAGGTGGAGCGGTTGCCTGCATGAGATTTTCGCTGGTTGATTTGCTACTTGGATTCATCACCACTTCACGCGATCCGCCCAGTAAGCCGCGCTGAGCCTCCCTTTGGCGATGTTGGAGGCATGGCGAGCCTTAAAGCTGGCGCGGCGTTCCTTCTGGGCTTCGGTTTTGGGGTTCTTCCCCGCACCTTTCACACCCTGCTGGCCGAAGCGAATCAGTCGCACCTGATCCCCTTCCTTGGCCAGGACGGCATGGCTCTTGGTCGGATGCTTCGGTGTGGCCTTCGGCTGGTTGTAGCCGTCGAAGGTTTCACCTGCTCGCGTGATCGCCATGGCTCCAGATAGGCTGTGCCTATTCTGACAGGGATTGTCCACCGCAAGCGTAAAAGTCGCAGTAATTGGCGAACCCCAGATCGCTTTCGCTGGCATCAGGCAGCCCCTCGCGGCAGGGCCTGTCACCGCCGCGCCAGTGGAGGCAGTCGAGGCAGCTGAGGGCGCCGGGGGTGGTGGGGGTGACGGGGGTGACGGGTGCGGGGGCGCCGCGGCGTGGGATCTCGGGCCAGAGATTGGCGTAGGCCCTGCCGGTGCGAATCAGGCTGATGGCCTGCTTGCTGCAGCCATAGCGCTTCGCCAGGGTGGTGATCGTCTCCCGGCTGGTGAGGATCTTGCGGACCTGCTCGGGTGTGCGGCGGCTTGCGGGCATCCTCAGCGCCTCTGCGCCGCACGCCAATCCCAGGGCCTGGTGATGCCACCGGGCACGATCCACACCCCCAGGCGCTCGCGCTTGGCGATGCCCTCGGCCCGCAGGTAGCTGCTGCTGCAGCCGCTCAGATACTTCCGATAGGCGAAGGCCTGGCCGGTGGCCACCATCGCCAGCCCGGTCGATCTGCGCTGATAGAACACCTCCGCCACGGTCCGCCCGTATCGGTCGGTGGCGTGGGGCCTGACCCGGACACTCGCGCCAACCGGGGCCAGCACGCGCAGGGCGGCGGCGGCAATGGCGCCATGGGGGGCTTGGCGGCGCTCGGGGGCGTCGATGCAGGCCAGGCGGATCGTGACCCGCTGGCCACTAGCATCAGCCACGCGCAAGGTGTCGCCGTCACCCACGGAAAGCACCGTGGCAGCGAAGGCCGGCGGTGGCAGCGGCACGGCCAGCGTCGGCGGCCTGCCACCGGCCAGCACCGCAGCGCCAGCCAGGAAGGCCGCTCCTGATGCCAGGAGGGGAGGGGTGGTCATGGCTGAAACAACCCGAGCTGGCCCGGGGAGACGGGATCAGGTGAAGCCGGCCGGCGATGCTGCCTGCCCTCCAGCTGGCGGCGGACTTCATCGCACCAGATCCTGTAGGGGTGCATGCGCCGCTCTCCGAAGGGGTAGGCATCGTGCAGCGCCTTTCGTAAGGCCCGCTCATCGTCGCGGCCGACGCGGGCGATTACTTCCGCGATGATCGGAGCGGCACGGTCGCGCCAGTAGCTGCCGGTGCTCACGGCTGCACCTCCTCGGCGGTCAAGGTGGCAATCTCGTGTGAAACAATCGCATCGCGCAACTCTCCAAGAGCCGACAACTGCTCGTAATATCCGCCGGGGAATACATCAATCCATGGCGCCTCATCGCCGTTGTGATGCAGGCCATATACGCCTTCGGATCTGCCCCTTAAATCGTCCAGCTCGTCTACATGCCTAGCTGCAATATGTCGCAGATTTTCCAATGATTCACGCAGTTCACGGACGCACTCGGGGCACCCCCATGCGTTGGGAGGTTGCTGGTCGTGGGTTGGGCACTGGCGTAGCCTCTCGCTCACCGCCACCGGCGCCACCACCGGGGCGGCCACCAGGGCGACGGAGCGGCGGAACAATGGGACAGGGCAGCCAGGCTCAGCTTTGAACCGTGCCACTTGCTCGTCTGTGGTTGCGCGCCAGTTCTCCCGCCATGTGGCGCCATCAAAGTCAGGTTCACCTTTGTAGAGCCACGCTGCTGGCGCCTCCCCCGGCTCCGGCGCTGGCGGGGTGGGGTGGCCCCAGCGGGCGAGGATGGCGCGGGCCTTTACGCGGTCAAGTTGCCGCTCATCGGTAGGACCACCGAATGGACTTTCTTGCTCCCGGTATTCCCTGAGAGCTTGAAAAATTACCTTGTCCAGGGCCTCATCCGTAGGCCCCTCCGCCACCGGCTGGGCTAGGGCGGTGGCGTGGATGGTGCCTGGAGGAGAGGTCATGGCCTCCCCGCAGCAGAACCAACAACCCGCCACCACCCCGGCGCACGATGCACGCGGACGATCCGCCCGATCTGGGCGCCGTCTGCGTGATCGCCCAGAGCAGAGAGCACCAGGCTGGCGCGGTTGATCGCGGCGAGGCGGCGAGACACGGAGCATTGAGCAACACCCCAGGCGGCCATCAGCTGCCGGGTGCTCACGCAATGACCGGGCCGGCCGAGGTCCATCGGCTGAGCCAGCCGCAGCACATCGAGCCAGTCGCAGATGGCCTGGTCGCCGATGCCGCGGCGGTGGGGGAGGAGGGTGGAGGGGTTGGGGGCCGGAGTGGAGCTGAGCATCACAACTCCAACTGCGCACAGGAAGGGGGCTCACGGTGCCCCTGCTGCTTGCCGCCGATCAGGCGGGCTGAGGTGATGAACAGGGCCAGGACCAGGGCGGCAAAGGAGATGCGTTCGATCAGCTTCATCACGCCCCCTCCCCACGGAACAACCGCCGCAGCTCGACAGCGTGCGGGTGGCCCCAGGGCAGGTGGCTGAGCTGGCGGACGGCGGCGGCGCGGGCCCCCGGATCAGCCAGGGAGGCGGGCACCGGCGGGGCCGGGGATGAGGTGGGCACGGGGTCGCTGGTTGGTATCCGCATAGAGCATAGCTAATCGGTGCGGATCGGGACAGGGGTTGGGGTAGGGGTTGGGATTTCGAGGCTGAGGCCGAGCTGGGCAACTCCAATGCAGGCCGGCGACAGCCACAGCCGCTCGCGGCGACCGTTCAGGCCGTTGGTGCTATAGCCCGCCCCTCCACCTGCCTTGCCCTCAGCCACGGACCAGCCGCGCCGCAGGAGGGCATCGTGTTCGCTGTCGTAGCCGCAAAGGATAATCCGCAGATCAGCCGGCGCAGTGGCGCACCACTCCCGCACGGCGATGGCCACCCCCTCGGATGATTCGGCGTAGAGATCACCGGAGGTGGCATAGGGCGGATCGAGGAAGACGGCGCAGTCTTTCCACTGATAGTTGCCGCAGATGATGCGCCGTTTCACCACCCGTTCCCACGATCCGCAGGTGATTCGGACCCGCCGGAGTCGATCGGCGAGCTGCTGCATGTAGGCCGCCAGCGCCCCCTGCCCCGCATTCCCGAGATGGGGCAGCTCACGGTTCACCCCCCGCCCCGCATTCCCGAGATGGGGCAGCTTGCGGAGGTGGCCATCCACCACGCGCCATGGCCCCGGCCCAAATGGATCGCCGATGCCACAGGCCAGCACATACAGCCACCAGCCTGCTGCCTTCGCGTCGTGGGCCTCAGGATCGCCCTCCAGCCATGCCACTAGGTCGGGCGTGCGGCGCTGCTGCAGCCATGCCAGGCGGGCGTGATAGTCGATCTCAGCGACCGGCCCCCAGGCAGCAGCAGCCACCGCGTCAGGGTTGAGCTGGATTGCACGCCAGGTGTTGACCAGCCACCCATCAGCATCGTTCAGGGTTTCAACCCTGCGGCCCTTGAATGGCGGCCGAGCCAACAGCACAGCCGCCGATCCAGCGAACGGCTCCACATACCCGGCTGGATCGCCGAGCGCCTGCCAGATCCGTGGCGCGGCGCGGCGCTTGCCGCCGAAGTAGGGAAAGGGGGCAGCCAGGGCCTTTGTCACCTCAACCACGACCACCCCCCTGCCCACGGGCGTTCTTGGTGGCCCCAAAGGCCTCCTCCAGGATCCGGTGAACCCCGATCGCGTCGCCCCAGTGGGTGCGGCCACCGTTGGCGAGGGTGTGCAGGGCGTCGCAGAGCTTCGCGTACTGGGGGATCAGGTCACGGATCGTGGTTCCCACCAGTGCGGCCTCCTGTAGCGCCGTTTGCTCGCGCAGGCGCTTCCGCAGCTCGATGGATTGCGCCAGCTCGTTCTGAAGCGACTGCACCACAGGGAACAGGCTGTAGGCCTGCATCGCCATCCCGTAGCCGATCGCGTCATAGACCCGCTGGTAGCGAGCCATAGCCTGCAGGTGGGTTCCCACAACCTCGCCGCCAAGCTCCAGGCCAAGCACCTCGGGATCAATGGGCTGGGCGGTGCTGGCCGGTGGAGGCGAGGGGGGAGGAGGCGGTGGCGGCGGGGGAGCGGCGGGGGCTGGTGGGGCCTTGGTTGGGCCCTTTCCCTTTGGTGGCGTGGTCTTCCTGGTGCCGGTGCGGGAGCGATCCCAGGCGGCAGCCCGCTCGCGCCAACTGAAGCGCTTGGCAGTTTGCTGGAGCGCCTGATAGGAAACGCCGAGGACCTTAGCCAGTGCCGTCAGCGTGCGATCTGAGCCCAGCTCCAAGAACTGCACGAAGCGGTCGTAGGACTCCGGGCTTTCGCTGCCGCCCTTGATCCCCTGCCCTTGGTCCCAGACTGCCACCAAGGAACCCGCATCCTGACAGGCACTGTAGGCGGCCCACGCAAGCCCGACACAAGGTCGAGCACAAGGGGACCACAAGTCCCTCACCCCCACCCCAATCCAGACACGGGCAGGAGGGGGTAAGGTGGGCTGACGGAGGCCCTGCAGCAGAAAGCCCGACCTTTCGGCCGGGCCCTCCGTGATCACCTCTCCCGAGCTTTCCGGGCGAAAGGAGCGGTGATCTGTCTCTCCTACCCCATGATTCTACATGGAAGCATCACCAAACAGGCATCCCGGCTCCACGGAGTCTCCGCAGCACCGGCGCCCCAGGTTGTGGGGCAACGCATCGGCCCCGGTGGATCTGATGGCTTATTGCGTTGGCAGAAAGGGCGCCCTGTTCGTCTACCTGGCGCTGCAGCTGTTCGAGGCCCCGACGATCAGCAACCTGGCCACGGTCTGCGGAATGGCGCCGGATGGCGTCCGGCGGTCGCTGCAATGGCTGGAGGCTGAGGGCTGGATCCAGCGGATCGAGCGGCCTGGCGCTTCCAGTCAGTTCCGGGTTTTCTTCGAGCGCATCGGCGCTCACCTGGGTTGAGGTGGTGACGATGAGCAAACCTCATGACAAGCAGCCGAGGTGCTGCAGCGAAGCGGCCAGCAACAGGGTCACAGGGTTCACGTGCCTTCCGAACTGGCTGTTTGGCCAGGCCACGGCGCAGGAGCTGGTGGTGCTTCTGGCGCTGCAGCACCACGCCCCGAACATTCACCCGAGCCTGGCCACGTTGGCGCGGGTGTCGGGGCTGGGGAAAAGCACGGTCTGCCGGATCCTGGCTGGCCTGAAGGAGCGCGGATGGCTGCGGACAGAGCGCCGGGTGGCGGATGGCGGGGCGAACAATTCGACCTCCTACCACCTGCTGATCTGGGCCATTGAACCGCCCTCAGCCATTGTCCCAGAGCGGGACAACTTGTCCCAGAGCGGAGGGGGGGTTGTCCCGGAGCGGGACACAAACAAGATAAATCTAAAAATAAAAACTAAACCAACAGCCTTAGAACCCCCCTTACCCCCCGCTTCGCGGGGGGAGATCCGGCCTCCGGCCGTCGCCGCCCGCCCGTGTCGAGATCGGGATGGATTCCTGATCGCTGATCCCGAACCGCAACCCGAAGCCACCGCGCAGCCCCCGGTCGCCACGGAACCCCCCTCCCGGCCACGGGCCGAGGTGCAGCCACAGCCACAGCAGCCGAACCCGCCCAGGCCACTGCCGAACCCGCCAGACCCCGAAGCGATCGCTCCGGTCAAGCCGAAGGCCCAGAGGCGAGAGGCGGGGTTCACGCCAACGGTGGACGACGTGCCCGCGGCGCTGCTGCCGGTTCAACGTGAGCTGCTGGCGTTCTGGCCGGCCAGGAACCCGAAGGGCAAGCGCACGCAGCGGGCCTGGGGGGCGATGCTCACCGATGCCCAGAAAATCCAGGATCACCAGCAGGGCGGAACCGAGATCCTGCGGCAGCAGCTGGAGCAGGGCACCGCGGCAAGCGTCACCGGGGCCGGCTGGCAGGGCCTGAGCTTCACCAACTGGCTGCGCTACGGCGACAAGGCCACCACGCCCGTGATGGGCACCGGGTTCAGCCGCCGCCAGACCCCCGAAGAATCCGCTGCCGAGGCCGTCGCCTACATCCGGGCCCGTGATGCCAGGGCTGCTGCGGCCAACAACGCTCAGCCGGCCCTGCTGGTGGGGGTGGCGGCGTGATCAGCCTCGAAGAGTTCCAGGCCTCAGTGACCAGCCTGCTGCAGCTGCTGCCGATGCAGCGCCCCCTGACCGCGCCGGCCCTGGTGCTCGCCTGGGATACCTTCCCGGCCAGCGCAAAGCGCGACCTGAGCGGCGAGGTGCTGGGCTTCTGCGTGGGGCAGCGGCTGATGGATCCAGCGCCACCGAAGGAGCTGGCGCCTCATCTGGCCCTGCTGCGCTACGCCTACCCGCTCGAAAACGACCGGCCGATCACCGATCGCGGCCTGCGGGCTGATCTGCGCGAGCGGATGGCCTTCCCCGATCGCTTCCACGATCCCTCCCCGGTGCGTCACGAACAGGCCGCACCACCAGCCAGGCCGCAGCTGCCGGGCAGGGGCAATGGGTTCTGGCATCCCAGCCAGCTCACCCCCGAAGCGCGGCGGCGGCATGTCCAGGGCGTCGGCGCTGAGCTTGAGCACGTACTGGCGCGAGGGCGGGATGGCCGGCCGTGGAGCGCCGCGCACCTGGCCCAGGGTGCCGACTGGTTCCGGCGCTGCCTGCAGGGCTTCTGGCCGCTGCAGTGCGATGACGTCGGCCTGGCTGCAGCGTGGGCGGTGCGGAATGAATCGCTGGCGCGGCAGCTGGTGGCTGATGCCCTCAGCGGTGCGGCACCGGCGCTGCCTCCGGTTGATGCGGTGCCCGTTGCGGCGATCGTCGCCGGCTTCACCAGCAGCGAGGAGGACGGGTCATGGTGAGCACCGAAAACGGCTGGCTGGTGGGCGATGCGGTGCCTGAACCGGCGGAGGGTCTGTACTGGCACCCGAGCCCCGGCGGCCGGGTGCTGATGCCGGCCTGGCAGATCGCCTCGGCGGTGTTCGCCGGCCGGCAGCTCGATGCCCCGCAGCGGTGCAAGCTGTGCCGCTCGGCGGCGATCAGCCTGGCCCGCAGCCGCTGGGGCCCCGGGGCAACCGGTGAGCCCTGGGCGCCCACTGCTGCCGCCTTCAATCCGGTGCGATCGCACGTCGAGGCCCTGGTGGGCCATGCCTTCTGGGAGCGGGTCGAGGTGATCGGCGCCTTGGTACACCTGGCCCTACCGAAGCGGGACGCGGCCACCACGATCGATCTGGCGGTGCGGTTCGCTGATGGCGAACTGGGCCTGCTGGCGATCTGGGGCGGCGTGGCCCCACTGATGCGGCCGGAGCTGGCGTGGGCGGAGCTTGGCGCGGCGGTGGCCGCCATGGCTGATTCGGGGATCCCGGTGGCCAAGGCGGTGGTGGCGTGGGTTGAGGGGCCAGGCGACGCCCCGAAGGTGCGCCTCGAAGCCCGCCCGGGCGATCAGGCCCTGGGGTTGTGGGTCGATGCCCTCGACCTGGAGCGCAGCCAGAGGCGATACCTGCCGGGGGTGAACCATGGCCCGGCCTGATCAGTGTCTGGATCGCCACCAGCAACCGCCAGACGGCCCGGGAACGGGCTCAGAGGGTGCCGGGGATGGCGATGGGCGCAGGGAGGGGCTTCCGGGCCCCTCTGGGGCGCCTGGAGCGGTCACCTTCCTGGTGGAGGGGATGGCGCCGGCACCGCAGGGGTCGAAACGGCACGTGGGCAGGGGGGTGATGATCGAGTCCTGCGCCAACGTCAAGCCCTGGCGAGTCCTGGTGGCTCAGTCGGCGGTGGCAGCCAGGGTGCCGCTGCTGCGCGGCCCGGTGCGGCTGTCGGTGGTGTTCCTGTTCACCAGGCCCGCCGGTCACTTCCGCCGAGACGGCACCCTGAAGCCCTCGGCGCCCGCCTATCACGCGGTCAAACCGGACGGCTCGAAGCTCCTGCGAAGCACGGAAGACGCTCTAAGCGGGCTGGTTTTCGAGGATGACGCTCGGATCGTCGGCGGCACCTGGGAGAAGCGCTACACGGTCGGCGGTGAGCGACCCGGGGCGCTGATCACGGTGATTCCGTTGGCAAATGAATAGGCGTACCTGCCATTCCGACAGGTACGCCAACCGTTTAGGCAGCCTCGCCCTCCTCCTCCAGGCCCTCGCCTTCCTCCTCGTCTTCGCTGTCGTCCGGCAGCAATTCCGCCAGCACATTGGAGGCAACCTGCAGCCGGGTCACAGCAGCGGTGGTGAAGGCCACCGTGTCGAGGTCTTGCGAGTTGTCGCCGGCGTCGCCGTAGATGCTGGCCAGCTCCTGGATGTTGCATAGGGTCAGCTGCAGCAGCTCGTCCAGGCCGATCTCGGCCGCATCGATCACGTCGAGCAGTTCGGCCACCTTCTCGGAAGGCTCGGGCGGAAAGGCCGCAACCGCGTCGGGATCCGCATCGAAATCGGGCCGCTCGGCCAAGGGGGGAAAGGCAGTCATGGTGTGCTGGCTGGTCCCCTTCATTATGGCTGTCCAGACCTGGAAGGGCTATGCGCGGGGGGCCCAGATTGCCCTAAGTAACAAAGCAACATAATCCCAAACCCTTTACGGTGAGCGGGTTCTGGGCTGATGGAGGGGGCAGGGCGCTCAGTTATGCCTTTCAGGTGTTACTGTGTGGAGGTGGGCGATGCCAATCGAGATCACCACGAACCAATCCACTCCCGGTGAGGCCCTGAGAGGCCCCGGGGCTCAACCAGCGAAACCCCCATGAAATCCCTTTCCTCTTTCCTGCTGACCGATCACGGCCCCGCCCTCCACCGCTCAGCTCGGGTGGTCGGTGCGGTGGTCGCCCTGCTGATCACCTGGGCCTGGCTGGCCGGTGAGGCCGCCTACGACCTGGGCCGCCAGCTGCGCTTGGTGATCGAGGAGCGCAACGATCAGCTCGCCGCCCTGTGGGTTGGCGTGCTGGGCCTGACGCCTGCTGCTGCACCGGCTCCGGTGGTGGTTGCGGCCGAGGTTACCCCTGCTGCTCCTGCCCCGGTCGCTCCGGTGGCCCTGCCGGCGGTGGCCAACGCTCCACGGAAGCGCAAGGCGGCCCCCGGCCGCCACAGCCAAACAGCCGCCCGCCGCAAGGCGGCTGCCTGACCCTCTTCCCCGCCACACGCCAGCGCCATGGAACACGCCACCCCCGCCGAAACCGCCGCCCTCCTGGCGGAAATCGACACCGCGATGGCGGCGTACTCCGCCTCGATTGATCGGGGCCTGGCGCTGGCCGCGGAGGGGCGCCAGCTGGCCGCCACCATCGACGCCGGCATGGCCGACGCCAGAGCCGAGCTGAGCGAGTGGTGGTGATCACTCACGGCCGCCGGAGCAGTTCACAGACCTGCAGGACAGGATCAACGCAGCCGCTGAAGATCAAAGCAAAAGCGAAGGCTGACCCATCGCCACGGCCCGCCGGAGCCAGCCCCGGCAGACTGAACCCGATAGAGCCCAGGCCCCTGGCCGTCCTTGAGGCGTACCACGCCTGGGCCATCACCCCTTTCTCTCCTCCCCATGAACTACTCCTACTTCCGCCGCGGCGCCTGCGTGTACTGGCACGAAGACCCGGCAACCCTGAAGCGTGCTCATCACCGCGCCGCCACAGAGGAGGCCCACAAAGGCTTCGGGCAGCCCGGCCCGATCGAAGCCACGGACCTTCACCCCAGCCGGTTGACGGCGCAAGGGGCCGCGCAGGCCTGGCGGGTTGATGCCTGAGCAGGCCACACCCATTCCCCCGCGCCTCCCCTCGCCCACCGTGCCCACCCCCGCCGCCCCCTGCTGCCGAATTGGCCCAGTGACGCCACCCCGCTCCTATCGGGTGCTGCTCGATCGACCGGACAACAGCAAGCCGATCACGCTTCGCCTGTTCGCTGCCGACGCTGCTGATGCGGTGCTCACCGCGATCGAACTGGCCGGCCCTGGCGCGAAGGTGCGCCGCTGCACCCAGCAGGGGGAATGGTGATGGCTGAGACCGCTTTGATCGCCCACCTCCTGGCCAACCGCCACCGCATCCCCAACAGGGCCATCATCAACTGCCTGGCCCTGGCCCGCCTGAACCCCGGCCCTGCCGATCGGGTTATGGTCCAGCAACTCATGCTGATATTTCAGCACGGCAATCGCGGTGGCGTCAGCGCCATCCTGCAGGAGCTGAAGCGCTGCGGTCTGGTTGACTTCGAGCCAGGAACATCCGGCACCCCCGGTTACCTGATCTTCCGGGTCGGGCCCAAAGAGGAAAAGAAGCACCCGCGCCCCTGATTCGCCGCTGCGGCCCCTCCCCTCGGCCGTTGCCCACACGATGGGAGCCCTGCGATGGCCCCTGGTGGAGATCGAGATGGATTTCTGGGGCATCATCGAGCCCCTGCTGCCCCTCCTGGAGGAGATCGACCGCATCGAGGCCGTCGCGGCAGGTGAAGCCGAGGCGGATGAGCACACCACCGATGGCGAAGAAGAGGGCCACCGCACCGAGCCCCAAGCCTAAAAAAGGCGGCAAGTCTGCGCGATGAATGGCCAATCCTGCCTGTCTTGACTAGGATTGCTATTGCTTCTGCTTTTCAATCGTGACTGCATGCACTCTTGAGCCTCCCGCCGCGGCGCAGGCGACCGCTCCCTCTGGCCCCCTGACCGGCGCCGAACTGCAGGCCAAGGTGAAGGAGATGGGCGATGCCTCCAAATCCGATCTGGTGCGGGCCTGCGGCTACGTGAGCACCAGGAAGGACGGCACCGAGCGCCTGAACTTCACCGCCTTTTATGAAGCCCTGCTGAACGCCAAGGGCGTGAACCTGGGCGGCGGCACCGCCGGTGATGAGCCGGGCCGCCCGGGGCGGAAGCTGAGTTTCCAAACGAAGGTGCAATTCAACGGAAACCTGATGGTCGGCAAGGCCTACACCGCCATGCTTGGCCTGAAGCCCGGCGATGAGTTCGAGATCAAGTTGGGCCGGAAACAAATCCGCCTGGTGCCAGCTGGTGAAGCCGCCGAGGATTGATCCTTATCAAGATCAGCACAAAGCCCATTTGCGGGGGGGGGCTGAAATGTCCCCCTTTTTTTCTGTGTTGACCTTAGGCTAGTTCCGGCGGTTCGCCGCCCAGGAAGCCCCGGATTTTCCGTCGCTGGTTGGTCTGGGGCTTTCTGCTGCAAAATTGCACCTAAACCCCGCTTCGGTATAGTCTTTCCCTCAACGTGGGGTCGGAACAGGGGCTGTTATGTCCAGAGAAGACTTCATTGGATCGGAACATGGGTTAGACCGCCTGGCTCGGGGCGTTCAGGTCATGTCCAAGGGTGTGCGGATGCTCCTCTCCCGCAACAACCTGACCCATGAACAGCTGGTGAAGCTGAGCCAGTGGGCCAACCCTTGGGGGCTGACATGGCTGAGCACCAGTCAGATCAGTTACCTGCGCACTGGCACCCTGGTGAAGGCCGGTCCACGGACAATCGACGCCCTCGGTCAGGTCAATCTGCGGCTGGCGCAGGCGGCGGGCGTGAGCAGCCCCGAGGTGGATGATCTGCCCAGCTTCGGGCCGATCCCCGCTGGCCTGGTCCTGCCGCCCGAGCCGTTCTTCCTGCGGCACCCCCAGACCCGCCACCCCCTCGATGCCGGTGGCCTCTACCTGGCCTGGCTGGGGAGGATCACGCCCGAGGGCTTGGATGATGGCGCGATCAGCGATATGGAGGCGCGGCGCCTTTCGGGGAACATCAGCCGCATCATCCAGGGCTGGGCCAGGGATCGCCGCCTGACGATCTCTCAGGCGATGGACAAGCTGATGGAGGTCTACCCCACCACCGAGGAAACCCGCCGCCAGCGGCTGCGCATGGTGGCCGTGGGCTTCGAGGTGTTCACCGGTGAGGCCCTGGTGGAGGAGCTGCCGGCCCTGGGGGAGGTGCTGGGCGTGGTGGATGCTGCAGACTGCATCGAGGCCGGCGACGTGCGGGAACGGCTCTACCGGCTGCCGAAGGAGTCCTGATCGAGGATCGCTTCCAGCCGCTCGTTCATCGAGGCCACTCGCGCTGCAGGCTCCAGGCCACCGCGGTGGTGCCGGATCAGCCGCCCGCAGGGGAGGGCCAGGGTGAGTTCAACGGTCGGGCCCAGCTGGTAGGCCAATGCCGGCAGGCGGCTGCGTACAACCGCCAGCTCGGCGGCGTTTTCAATCGTGATTCGCATCGCGACTTGAATCGAACCCGCAGCCTAGGACAACAGGGCGACAGCCATGCCGTATCAGGACCGACTTTACTTAGGTTACGGAATGTGACAGGGCTATTCGCAATCCAGTCCGTGTCTGGATAAGGTTAGGTGGCCCTTAGGGGCAATCAACCAGCGATAGACCTATGACCAGCACGATCGCCCGCCGCAATGGCGCAGGGCCGATGCAACGCCAGCAGCCAGGTGGAGCTGTGGCCACAGGCTCTGTGACCACCATTGAATCCATGCTGAAAAAGCATGGCCCCGAAATTGCGCTCGCGCTCCCGAAGCACGTAACACCTGAGCGGCTGCTGCGGATTGCGCTCTCTGAGGTGCGCCGCAATCCCAAGCTCGCGAAATGCAGCGCCGCCAGCCTGCTGGGCGCAATCTTCACGTGTGCCCAGCTGGGCCTGGAGCCCGGCGGCGCCCTGGGTCACGCCTTCCTGATCCCTTACCGGGATGAGTGTCAGTTCCAGATTGGCTACAAAGGCATGATCGAACTGGCTCGCCGCAGCGGCCAGATCCAAAGCATCAGCGCACGATGCGTCTACGCCAACGATCAATTTGATTACCGCTTCGGCCTGCAGGAAGACCTGATTCATCGCCCCGCCACTGGTGAGCGTGGTGAGCTGACCCACGCCTATGCGGTCGCCCGTCTGATGGATGGCGGCTTCCAGTTTGAAGTGATGGACGTTTACGAACTGGAAGCCGTGCGCGATGGCAGCCAGGGCTACCAAACCGCCATCAAGTACAACAAGGATACGCCCTGGATCTCTTCTTTTGATGAGATGTGCCGCAAGACGGTGATTCGGCGGATGTTCAAGTATCTGCCGGTATCGGTGGAGATTGCCAAGGCCGCCAGCCTCGATGAACGGGGCGAGCAGGGCCACCGGCAGGACACGGACATCGACCACCTGTTGTTGCCTGCTGAGGCCCCGGCCGCCCTGACCCCCGAGATCGCCGCTGCCGCCGCCCCTGTCGCGACCCTGACCGAACAACAGCAGGAGATCCTGAGCACCGCCCTGGGTCGCCAGCTCACCCCGATCGGGGTTGCCGCCTTCCGCGCTGATGCCTGCGCCGCCTTCCAGGTGCCAGAGCTGGCCCAGATCCCGGCCGAGCATCACAGCCGCCTGATGGCCAAGCTGGCCGATGCCGGCAGCCGGGAGCGCTGGAACCGCGGCTGTGGCGCCGAGTCCGGTGAACCGATCCTCTCCGCCGAAGAGGTGGCCGCCCTGACGCCCCAGGCTGCCGAGCCTGAGCCCGAGACCCAACCCTCCGGACCCCCGGCCCGCCCCGCCCGTCAGCAGCCCGCCCGCACCGCTGCCGCTGCGCCCCAGCAGGCCGCCCCTGCGCCTGCTCCCGCGGCCGAGGAGGCCACCGAAGCCCTGCAGGCGGAGCTGGTCTGATGGCGCTTCCCCTGCTCGAAATCCACGACCTGCCGCCTCTGCCCCTGGCTGAGATTGAAGCCAAGGCCAACGGCGACCGCGCCGCAGAGCTTCAGCTGGCCGCCTGCTGGGGCTACCAGCTGGCCGCCAGCGACCTTGCCGAAGTCACCACCCCATCGCTTTCGCCGCAATGAACTCAGCCACTCTCCTGATCGCCGTCCCCGCAGTAATTGGCGTTGTCTTTCTACTGAATAAGGCTCTGGCTTACTTGGTTCGCCGCAAGTATGAACAGATGCTCCACCGGCAGTATTGCAAGGGCGTCTACGACTCCAAGAGGGAGCAAGGCGTGTTGGTGACGCAACTGCGCGGACGGGTTTGGTCCCTCGAGGATCAAGTCCGCCGCCTGCGCCAGCCCGCAAGCAACGGAGTCCGTCCGTGAGCGGCGTTGGTGACTACATGGCCAGGGCCTGCGGCGCCCCCCTGCTGACCGCCAAACAGGAAATCCTCCTGGCCCGTCAGATCCGCGAGGGCTCCGCCGAAGGGGCCACGGCCAGGCAACAGCGCCTGGCTCGCAAGGCAAAAGACAGGCTCATCATGTCCAACATGCGCCTGGTGGTGCGGATCGCCAGGAAGTTCTACCCGAGGTGCCGGACCCTCACCATGGAGGACTTGTTCCAGGAGGGCGCCCTTGGCCTGAATCGCGCCACTGAGCTGTTCGACCCCAGCCGGGGTTACAAGTTCTCCACCTACTCCCACCGCTGGATCGAGCACTGGATCGGCCGGGCCGTGGCCGAACAGGACTCCACGATCAGGATCCCGATCCACGCCGCCGAAGGCACCAAGCGGTACGAGCGGGCGGCACAGGGGCGCCAGGGTGAGCCCATCGATCAGCACCAGGTCGCTACAGAGGCCCGCACCAACGTGGAGACCGTGGCCCTGACCATGCGGGTGCGGTCAGTGGCCAGCCTCGATCACCGCCGCGGCGATGCGGAGGAACTGGGGTTGTGGAACATGGTGACGGTCCCGCCGGCCGAGGAGACCTACGCCGAGGAACTGGGCCTTGATGCCATGCACCTTCAGCGGTGCCTGCTCCAGCTGACGCCCACCGAGCGCACCGTGCTGCGGCTCAAGTTCGGCCTGGGCGGCTGCGATCCGGCAACCCTCGACGCCATCGGCGAGAAGGTCGGGCTCTCCCGCGAGCGCACGCGCAACCTCAAAAATCGGGCGCTTGTTCGCCTGAGAAAAACCCTGCAATCTGCGTTATGAAGTTCTTCTCTTTAGGCCTACTTCTTTCGGTGTTCATTGCGCTGGCCTGCACATGGGCTGGGCAACTGGCCGAAAACCCCAGAGCCCGGCCCTTGCTGGCTCCCCAGCTCATAAACGAGCTGCCGCTCAATGTCTGACCTTCCGCAGACGATCACGATTGCCGCCCTGGCCAACCTGCTGCGGCGCTGGCCTCGCCGCGGTGCAGGCAACCAGCCCTGCCTGCTGCTGATCGCTGATCGCTATTCGGGCCTGGCGGTGCCTGCGGTCGTTGCAACAGCCCTCGAAAGCGACGACGGTGGCGACCATCACCTGGTCATTCACCCCGAACAGGGCGCCGTCGATCCAGGCTCCCAAGACCCCAACGCCACGGCGATCGATCTGGCCCTGGCTGCGCTCCAGTACCGCATGAATACCCTGCTGGATCAGGCCGATCCACAAATCGAAAACCACCTCCTGATTCGGGCGGTGGATGCCTTGATCGAGCTGAAAAAGGCTATGCGGATCACGCGGTAAAAGGTTATGCTTATCCCGGGTCCAGACACGGGCCAACAACCAGCGAACCCTTCTCCGATGACCACCACCTTCCCCGCCGCCCCGCCACGTGTGCAGCCGATGCCGGTTCAGCTCCTGGAGGAGCTAAAGCTGATCGCCTCCCAGGCCGAAGCGCTCGCCGATGAGCTGAGCCGCCTGGAGCCTTCCCCCGAACTGCTCGAACTGCTGCGGCCCGGCACCGCCGCGCAGGTCCAGCGCATCACCTGTCAGCTGGAAACCGCCGCGGATCGGTTGCGGGGGCTGGGGTGAGCCGCTTTTATCTCGCGTCGGAGGACGACTTCGACGACTGGCCCGATCCCGATCCCGATCCCGAGGCCGAACCCCTGGAGGAGCCAGAGGGCTGGCAGGCCCTGACCGCTGCCGAACGCAATCCATCGCTTTGCCGCCAATGACCGCGACTGCTCTCGCCCCTGTCACGACACCGACCCTTGCCGCCGCCCCTGTCCAGACCCCCGACCCCGCCTTGGGCGGTGAAGCCCTGCTGACCCCTGAGGCCGCCTGGAGCGCCGCCTGGGGCCACGCCCTCACCGGTGCCCCGCAGGTGTTCTCCGGTCTCCCCCGCGAGGCCTACGACGAACTGCCGGGCTGGAACGCCAGCCTGCTCAAGGTGGTGCTTTCCAAGACCCCGGCGCACGCCTGGGCCGAGTTCATCAATCCCGATCGCGAGATTGCGGAGGACGCCGGCCAATTCCTGATTGGCAACCTGTTCCACTGTCGCCTCCTTGAGCCCGAGGTGTTCTATCAGCGCTACTTGGTGTTGCCCGAGGACGCCCCCAAGCGGCCCACCGCGAAGCAGCTGGAGAAGCCCAAGCCGCGGAAGGACGGCAGCGTCAACACCGAGACGGCCACCTACACCAACTGGCAAGACGCGAAGGCACGGCAGGCCTGGTGGGATCGCTTCGAGGCCGAGCACCCCGGCGCCGCCAGCGCCCAGAGCGTGAGCCGCAAGGATCTGCAGCTCGGCGACGCCCTCGCCAGCGCGGTGCTCAAGCATCCGGCGCTCGGCCTCCGTTTTGCCGACACCCCTCAGAACAGGGCCGGGAACGAGCTGACCCTCACCTGGATCGACCCCCTCACCGGGGCCCGCTGCAAAGCCCGCCTTGATGCGGTGCGATTCCTGGGCGATCGCCTCTGGATCGGCGACCTGAAGAGCGCCATGGATGCCGGCCCCGGCCCCGACCACTTCGGCCGCGCCGCCGCCAATTTTGACTACTGCCTCTCGGCCGCCTGGTATCGCGATGCCGCCCAGTTCTGCCGGGCGGAGCTTGAGGTGCTGCTGGGCCTGCCCGAAGGCGCCCTGATCGTGGCCCCCAACGGCTACGAGTTCGAGTTCATCGCCACAGAGAAGACCCACCCGAGGCCCGAGTTCGTCGGCCGCTACCTGCTCTCCGATGAGCAGGCCGAACTGGGCCGCCGCATGGCCCGCCGTGCCCTCGATCAGGTGGTGCAGAGCGACGCTTCCGGCTGGTGGCCCGGCTACGACTCGGCCGCGCAGCCGCTGGAGCTGCCTGGCTACGCCTACCAGCGGATGGAGCGACTGGTGGAGGTGGTGGCGTGAGCGGCAACCTCAGTCCCTCCCTCCTGCGTGCGCTGGCTCGCCTGCTGGCCCCTTGGCGCACCATCCGGCGGCTTGAGCGGACGAACAAGTGGCTTTTGGGTGCCATCGCCAACCCGACGCTCACCGGGATAGCGATTCACAAGGACAATGCAACCGTGGGCGGTGCCGGCCCCGGCCCTCAGCTGCTCGCCGGCATGTTCCTGGGCCTACTCCAGGACAACCCCAAGGCCGTTAACTACCTGCAACTCACCTTCGGCTCCACCAAGGGGCCGATCCTGGTCACGGTGCAGCGCCCCGGCGGTGCCAGCCCCCACGATCTGCGGGCGATGGCGGAGCAGGAGGCCAGGCGGTTGCGGGCCGAGCTGGCGGAACTGCGCGGCGAGACCGGAGCCGAGCGAGAGGAGGAGCTTCATGCCTGAGCCCTCCCTAGCCACCCCCCTGGGCCTCTCCGAAGCCCTCCAGCGGATGCTCAACCGCCACGCCGCCGCCACGGGCCTGCCGCCGATCGAACTGCCCCACAGAACCCAGCCCGCGCCGCGAGTGCTGGGGGCTGGGTTGAGCCCTTCTGCTGTTTTGAGACGAACGACACCACCACCCATGCCCATTACCACCCCATCCCCGCCGGATCTGCAGCGCCTGGCGGCTGACCTCGACGTGGCTCTACCCAGCGAGCCGCTGGACTGGGAACGCGTGAGATCGCGTTTTCTGGTGCCGATGCTGGGCCGCATTGATAACGAGCACCCCGCGGCCGTTGCCCAGCTCCACCGGCGCCGGCTAGACGGCGACGAGCCCACGGAGCAGGAATGGTCTGCCGCCGAGGCAGCCGCCAGGGTAGCCGCCGAGGCAGCCGCCAGGGTAGCCGCCGGGTTAGCCGCCAGGGCAGCCGCCTGGTTAGCCGCCGGGTTAGCCGAATGGTCAGCCGAATGGTCAGCCGCCTGGTCGGCCGAACGCGCCCACCAGCGCAGCGATCTGCTGACCGCCATCCGCGAGGAGGCCGCGCCCCCTGCAGCAGCACACCACCCCACCACCAACGACCAATGAAGGACGTCACCCCCCTCTCCCCTGATCAACTGGCCTGGCTGCGCCATGCCGCCGCCCTGGGGCAGGCTGAGCCTCAGGCTTTGCTTTACCTACTGGGGCGGGTCGAGGCCCTGGAGGCGGTTGCTGCCGGGGGCCAGCCCGACAAGCTCGACCGGCTGATCGCGTTGGATCGGGATGAGGATGAAGCCGGGGCCGCGCCGTCAAAGCCGGCCACGTTGGCACAGCAGCTGGCTGAACTGATCGCCGACTTCGCCTCTGTGGGGCAGCCCGGAGATAGCGCCACCCCCACGGCCATTCAAGTGGTGCGGCTGGTGGCGGGTTGGCTGCGGCGAGGGGAAGGCCCCAGGGGGGCCAGGTTTGGCTCGTCGGAGGACCTTAGTGAAGAGGCCGACCGCGCCGCCGCCGAACTGAAGGGCCGCTCTGATGGCTGATCTCTCCCCCGCCGCGCAGGTGGTGCACTGCCCGGTTTGTGGTGTTGCCGCTCTACCCAAAGGATACGGGCCGTTTTTTACGCCAGATCCTGTTCATCGAGTGGCCATGACATGCCCTCATCATCATTGGCGCGGACGCCTATGCGAAACCATTGCAGACGCCATCGCCGCCGAACCGGAGGGGATCAATGACTGACCCCACCCCGCTCTACATCAAGCAAGGCCGGCGCTACATCCCCTGGGGCAATGCCGAGGATTGGCACGCCGCCGATGTAATGCGAGCCGGAGAGTTCCGGCTGGTTTATTGCGCCGGCAATGGCGAGACCCGCTACGCCTCCCCCGTCGATCCCATCGCCGCCCCCTTCCTGGCGGCAGCCGAGATCGCGCAGGCGGCGATGGAGAAGGCCATCAGCGACCGGGCAGCCGCAACCCTGGAACGCGGACGGCCAGCCCTGACCAAGAAGCAGCAGCACGCCATGGATGGCGCCCAGCAGCTGCTTCGAGATGCCGGCACCCTGCAGCCGCCGTGGTGGCGCTCCTCCTCGGCCCGCGAGATCGCTGCTGCAGGGATCGCGGCCGTGCAGGCGGCCTATGAGCAGGGGGAGGGGCAGCGGTGCGCCCTCACACCCTCTCCACCACCTCCAGCCCACCCCCCGGCGCCACCCGCACCTCCAGCAGCACACCAGCCAGCACCGCCCGCAGTTCCGCCGGGCTCGCCAGGCTGAACAGCCGCGGATCCTGCAGCCGCTCTCGGATCGCCTCCACATCAGGCGCCACCCGGGGGCGGTTTTTCATGGCGGCGATCTCTGCCCGTAGCGCCTCGCATGCCGGCACCACCGCCGGATTGCGCCGGGCCAAGGCCTCCAGCTGCTCCAGGTCCCGCCGTTTGGCCGCCACCGCCGGATCCTCGGCCTGCGGGGCCGCCACCGCTGCCGCCAGGCGATCGGCTGCCGCCACGCACGCCTCGATCACCGCCGGCAGCACTCGATCCTCACGCACCCCTGCCCGCTCGCTGCAGAGGCGATGCCGGCACCGCCACCAGGCCGTACCCGCCGCCGTGTTCCGCCGCAGCCGGTGCCCGCAGGTGGCGCAGCGCAGTAGGCCGGTGAGCGCATGCTGGGCCGGCTGGCCGGGGCCCCGAAACAGGTTGCGGGTCTGCTGCAGCTGCTGCGCCAGCTCCTGCCAGTCCGCTTCGCTGATCAGCGGCGGGTGCTGGTCGTAGTGGATCTCCCCCCACCGGCGCTTCCAGCCCTGGCCGGAGGCCTTCTCGAGGCGGTGACCGATGTGCCCGCGGATCACCGGATTGCAGAACCACGCCTGCAGGCTGTTTGGTGCCGGGGTCCAGCTGCACCAGTCCGGCAGCCCCCGGCTCACCGCCGAAAACGACCCCAGCCGCCGCAGCTCCTCGATCACCCGCAACGCCTGGGGCCAGTGCTCAGGGTGGGGCTCCAGCTTGTGATCGGGCCCGCCGCGATACCCGAAGGGCTTTCTCCGCCGCAGGTGGCGCCCCTGGGCCCGGTAGACATCGAACTGACGCCGCAGCCGCTGGCTCAGCATCCGCGATTCGACTTCGGCCATGGTGGTGAGCAATCTGGCCTGCAGGAACCCCGCCGGGCTGGCCGCTTCGATGGCGCCTCCGTCGAGGGCTGTCACCGCGACGCCCTGAAGGGCGCAGAGGGCCAGCAGCTCATCTGCAAAGGAGGCATCCCTCCCGAGGCGATCGGCCCGGGTGATCACCAGCTCGCGCACGCGGCCGGAGCGCACCAGGGCCACCACCTCCGCCAAGCCGGGGCGGTCGTTGTTCCGGCCGCTTTCAAGCTCCTGCACCACCAGCTCACAGCCGGCCCCATCCAGCCGCGCCACTTGGGCCGCCAGGGCATCAGCCTGTTCGTCGGTGCTGCAGCGGGCGTAGCCGAGGCGCATGGCGATAGCCTGCGGGGACGGCCTCAGAGGGTAGCGCTATCTCGATGTTTTCCTTCGATACGTGATAGATAGCGCAGCGCAGTTGCTGCAGCCGTTCTCAGCCCTCGCCAGGGCGCCTCGGCAGGGGCTCGACAGCCTCCTCGTTCCGCCGCCGGCCGTCCAGCTGGGCCAGGAGGGTGCCGCCCGTGGTGGCCGCCATCAGGGCTCCTGCTACGCCAGCCTTCCATGCCTCGCCGCAGTCCTGGCGGTTGGCGACCTGGCAGCTCACGGCCCCGCCGAAGCCGCCCACCGCAGCCAGGCCGAGGCAGCCCACCACGGTGACAATCACCAGATCACGGGGGGAGGAGCCAGAGCGGTTCATCGAATCTCGACGATTGATACGCGGTTATCGAGCTTCTTCACCTGGCCTTCGACGTTATTCAGCCGGCCATCAAATTGATTCAGTCGCTTCTCGGTTGCGGCCTGATTAGCGATGATCTCCTTAAGTAGGGTTGGCACGGTCCAGCCGATATAGAAAACGCCCCCGGTGATGCCGGTGACGGCAACCAGCAGCAGCCCGGCCAGGAACTGCTGCGTGACAGGCGCCCAGAAGGAAGGGGGCTGAGCGGGGGCTGGGGCCATGGTTGCCGGGTGTCAGTGCAGTTTTCCCGGCGGGCTGGAGTCATGACGTGAAGTCCTGGGCAACCGGCAGCCGGGAGACGAAATCGGCCCAGGACACCACGAGCACTTGGGCGGCCAGCCCCGGATCAACCGCGTCGAAAATGGGCTTGAAGAGGCCCCAGCCTGGGCAGTAGTGAGGAGACAGACCTATGCCATGGGTTAAGGGGTTGTAACGGTAGGTATGGTCGCCGTTAACCCCTCAATAAACTCGGAGGGCAGCCCGCAGTTGGCGGCGAGGGCTTTCATGTTTGCCAGGAGGTTATTGTTGATTAGCCCTTTGGCTCGCGCCATGCCCCATGCGACTGAGAATGTCGTTGGGTCACCTTGGGCGGCTTGCCCGAGGCCAACACCTAACATCAGGTGCAACACCGGAGCGACCCGAGCGGCTGTAGCCACTAGATCGTTTACAGCAGTATCGGTGGAAAGTGCCGCACCGAACTCAACCCACTGTGGGGCTCTAGGTGATTCACTCTCAGCCCACTGCCATCCGTCCGACAATGCAACAACTGGGATGAGGGTATAACCATCGGGGGGTCGCCAGTCTTCTGCCCCGTCTTCCCGCAGAAAGGTGCAAACTCTTCCATCCGATTCCCTTACAAGTGCAAGTGCCATGTTAGTAGTAACAAGTTATTCGGAGGATTCCGTCAATGCCGTTCCCTCCGGCACCAGACGTAAACCCATTCACGCACCCACCACCACCGCCACCACCGGCACCAATGCCAGCGCCATTGGCTCCATTCCCGCCAGCGCCAGCGGAGTTTCCTGCGCCACCACCGCCACCTGGGAACCCGTAGATGAAGGTGGTGTCTACTGATGTTTGCGTGAACCCGTTTTGCCCCTCAACGGTAGCGCTACTCGCAAAAGCGCCAGCTTGTATCGAGCTATTTACTCCTCCTCTATAGCCAGGTCCAAATACATTGGAGGTGTTCACTCCCCCGCCACCGGAGCCACCAGCGGACAGGGGAATGGCGGCGTTGATAGGTGCGTCACCGCCTTGGGAAACATTGCCTTGGCCACCCCCAGAACTCCACATAGAAAACGCTGGCCCAGATGGGCCATTCGTGAACGTGGCTGCAGTACCGCCAGCCCCAGGCTGACCCCCTGCCGCGTTTAGCCAATTCCTGCCCGAAGATGAGCAGCTACTGTTCCCGCCCGTGCTCCCCGCATTCCCGTTTGTGTCATTTGTCGTTTGACCTGCACCGCCTAGGCCCCCGGCCCCGACAGCAATAGACAACAGTTCGCCACCCGTAACTGGCCTGGTGATAATTGTCGTGCCGCCAGGTGTGCCCCCGGCACCGCCACTTCGGTTCGTTCCCGCCGCGCCGCGTCTTCCGCTGCCGCCCCCTGCGCCACCGGCCACGGCAACCAGTTCCACGTATCTCGCCTGCCTGGGCAGGGAGAACGCCCAGGCACCAGATCCAGCCGT